TAAATTGATAGACATATTTCTCCTTTCTTTTTTTTATTTATTATATTAACTTTAACTTGCTGAATATACTATATATACAATAAAATTAAACAATAAACATTAAAATTAAGTTCTTGCGGCAGCCTCGGGTATTGGCGGTATTGGCATAAAATAAGCTCCAATACCAGTTATTATCATTGGTATAATTGAATAGTAGTCGAAAAGGTATTGGTATTGGCTCTTTTTATATTTTTTCATTTTATTTTTTTCAAAAATATTTCCTATATAGTAATAATGATATAAAGAATAATTAAAAGTATTGCCAGAATTAATTTCCTAAAAAACCATAGAATCATTTGAATTTCCTTATAATTAGATTAAAAATATTCTTTTATATTATATATTTAAATCTAATACAAGTATCGTTATTGCTCGTTCCTATTTATTTCTAGCACAGATAGAACTCCAGAAATAACATTAGCAGTTCCTGCACTCATTGAAAGTGTTTGGGATTCCTCTAGGATCAAAGGTCCTTTCAACATGTTTACTGCAGTATTAGTCAATACATCTTCAATCGCTGCTTTATAACTCGTGATCGTATTATTAGCACTAACTGTTACAACAGTATTAGCTCCATCATTTGTAGTTTGTAAAGTTTTAACAATAGCACGTGTATCAGAAGGGACTGTATAAATTAAATTAGCTCCAGTATTAGATAGAGCAAACATTTCATTTTTATATATATTAGCCACTTAAAAAAAACTCCTTTCTATCTTGTTCATCGTTTTGATCTTTAGGGTAAGTAGAATTTAAAATCTTAACCATATCTTGTAAATCTTCAATTAATTGGTTAAAATCGTTTTGTACATACTTTTCAGGTGCAGAATTTAAACGTGAGATAGGTACTTTAGCCATATTACTATGGTATTTTAATTACTCAATAATGTACAGCGAACTATGGTTATTTTTCGCTATCTTCTTTTATTTCCTGTTCTAGTTTCTTTACCTCTTTAGAGATATTAACCATTTCAACAGTAACTGCTCCATTAGCTATAAATTCACTTGCCCATTTCGCCTCCAGGCTTCGCTTCTGGTTCAGTTTTTCCATCAGAGCTAGGCTCATATTTGTACTCCTCTATAGTTAGTGAATTTGCATCATCAGGAATATAATTTAATTGTGGTTCCCAACGAAATGTTCCAACATGCTCAGACCAGAGAGCCTTCTCAGCTACATCTAAATTGTCAGCTTCGATAAGTCCCTTTGCGTAATAACCGTAACGCCTGAACTGAAAATACACCAACATTTAAAGAAGGGTTAGCATACTTTATCGTGTTTGTAAAGTGTATTTATCTAATAAAGGTCGCTCAGGAACGTGAGCTTAAAAAATTTTAATCGACAAAGCGAATGAGCTTAATTTAGGAAATCGAATAAAACTGAAGATTTATTTTCTTTTTTAGAAGGTCTACTTCCTATTTCATAAGCTATATATAATCCAATTATAGTAATTATTAATCCTATAAAACAAAGTAATATTCCATAATTTACTGTCATTTTTGATTTTTATGTATCTCAAAGAGTCCTTTTACTCTTACATCTATATCATTTATTTTAGAGTACAAAGCATCTGGAAATTTATTATGAATAAACTCCAATTTTAATTCATGTATTCTTTCTATCACTTTATTAAACTTTAATGAAGTCTTTAGAGATGTTTTCTTATTCAATGCCATGTTTATCTTTCAACTCTTTCTTTGCTAATACTTCCGTATAATATTCGTCATTAAGTATTTCAGTAACCAACTCGTGATCTTGCTCTGGTATTTCTACAAACTCTTGTTTTAATACAGCTTCATCTATCGCTTCAACAGCAAAGTCATGAAATTTATCACTTTCTTGAGTCATAAAAGCAGATATAATTTGAGTTCTAATAGTATCAATATATAAACCTTTAAGAAAATACTTTTCCTTTACTTGATCATAAGTAAGTTTAGGTTCTAACTTAAAACTTCCATCAGAATTTCTTTCATAATCTACATTATAAGATTTAATAGTTCCTAATAAACCTAGACTTGTATCCATTGATAAGCCATCAATAGCCATATCATCTTCTATCTCCATCTCAGCAGTTACTTTTATTTTTTGAGTCATTTATTTCTCTTCAGCATTTTCTAACCAATCTACAAATATGTATAGTCCAATACCGCCACATATAAATAAGACACCGGTAGTTATTAACATAGTTATTATTATGCTAGTCATAGTTCTCCTTTCTTACAGATATATCCAGCTATATATGTATCTTTATATTTTGAAGTATAGCCGTGTTTTTCTGTATATTTATATATTATATTTTTTTCTATCCATTTACTACAACTTAATATTTCGTTACTTGTAATTTTATGTAACTTATAATCATTACCGTTGTTTAGAATGATTATAAGGTAAAGTACCATTTTCATAATAATATTCTCCAGTAATTAAGTGTTTAATAACAGTAGTATAGGGATTTAAATCATAATCTTTAACACAACTCACAAGTAGAAAAAATATCAAAATATATTTCATTTTAATAATTCGTTTATATCTCCTACAATCCGTCTTAACTCACTATCTTTTTTCCATTCTTTTTCGTAGAAAAATTGTGGATTATTTCTATCTTTTATCTTTTGATCTATGTATATAGAGTAATGTTCAGCGTGTGGTAATGGAATATAACTTTGATTTCCATATATCTTTCTTGATCCACGACCCTTTAGTCTTATACTATATCTTCCTTTATGTAGATACTTCTTCATTAACTTAATGAATTCCCAACCTTCTTTAGAGTTAGGAATACCAGTCATAAAGTGTATACACTCATTAGCTTTAGCTTGTCTTTCTTCTTTAGAAAGTTTAGGTTTACTCCAAAATTTTTTAGGTTTCATTGGAGTTCCACATAGTCTTATGGCTTTAATTACATCTTTGTTATTCATATTATATCGCTCCTAAGAGTAATAATATAATTAATACTTCCATTTTTATACCTTTCTATTTATTTAAATAGGGTTGTTTAATTAAAATTACATTTCCCCATATATTTCTCCTATTTATATCAATTTCACTACGAGCATCATCTGGTACTTCTTGATTATACCAGTGCCAATAACTTCTATATGCCATCGTTGCTTTTTGATTTAATTGAACATTATTTTTACTTAATGCGTTTTCGTCACAAAGCATTTCGTAGTTTTCTCCATCCCATCTAGCTTGTGCTACTTCCACAGTCTTGTCATTAATTATAGCTCTTACATGCTCCCAATCTACTGGTGTAGCATGCATAAAACTAAAATGGAATCCAGTCTTTAATATTACTACATGTTTAATTATAGACAATCGGTTTTACCTCCTCCTCTATTTTTAAAGTTAGTTTTTCATAAATAGAGTTAGGTATATCTAATTGATATAACTCTCCATTTGCATGTTCGAAAAGAATACGCCAACAATCTTTTCTCATCTTAATCGAGAAATGAATCGGCCACTCTTGCCTCTTATCGAATTTTTTAATATCTTCAAAGTTATGTTCTTTAAAATGTCTAGGCCAATTATTGGCTCTCGCTATTGTATTAGAATAAATTAAATCACTTCTTTTAATTAATAAGTGATTCATTCTCTACCGTCCAATATATCTCTTAATTCATCTATATCAGAACCATCATCGCTAAAATCAGAAGTTTCTAAATCAACAGATGCTGCAACTTCTTTATCAGACATAATTTTATCTTCTTTCTTCCAGCCACCAGGTGGCTCGTTTTCTTTATTAACTTTTTTAATTATTGTACTTAATTTTTCTTTCGACATATTTTTCCTTTCTATTTTTTACTTAATATATAATTTTTAAAATAAAAAATAATCCATAAAAACAAGAAAAAAATCAACGATACTTACTATCTAAAAGACTAAAACCTGCGCTCTAAAGCGTCCTACGTCACACTATTTTAATGGATTGTATACTCTTTCTCTAAATCTACTTGATAACGAGGAATTTCATTCTTATATTCAATTACTTCATAATCTAAAAAATTAAACATTTTCATTTTCTTTATACAAAATTCATAGAACCTATTTACTCTAGGAAAATAAGGTTCACTATCATATTGTGGAAATTCTAATAGTAATTTTTTTTCAGGATTTAATTTATTTGTATATATAAATTTCACCCAATAATTTTTTGTAGGTAAACTCATTAACTCTGTCATTAAATGATGATGAGCTTCTTTAAACATGTTCTTGTACAGGTTTAGGTTTAGGAAGAATAAGAGTTTCATCTATACACATAAATTTAATAATAGTTCCATATTTATTAACTTCTTCTGCTCCTATCTCTTCAGCTTTTTTAATAGATTCCTTATATCCAGAAATCATACATTCATAATGAGAGTTATATACTTCGGGCATATTATGAGGAGGTAAACAGCTATTATATACTGAACTACATATTATCATACTTAATATAAATTTCATTTATCTTTTAAACACCTCACTATTAAATTTTTTAAAATAGGATTACTTTTTAAAACAGTATAATATTGTTCTGTTAAAGTTGCTACTTTTTCTTCACCATGCGGGCCTACTTGAAAATCATTTAAAGCCATTATAATATGAAAAATTTCATGAAATAAAGTCTTACCTAACATTTGTTTAGTAAGTCCTTTTCTAATAATTAAGGTATTAGTATTGTAAGTATATAAAGCATAGTCATCTATCTTTTTAAAGATGACTTTTGTTGTTGTATTTTTGTATTTAATTTCAGTTAGTTTCATGGGGCCAATCTTCTGACCCCATTATAACATTTATCTCCCAAGCATTCTACTTTTTGTTTGAGCATTTACTTGAGTATTTAGACCAATACCACCTCCTGCGGCTTTACCGTTATGATAAGCGGCTCTATCTCTTATATTCATACTGCTTTTTTTCGATACAATACGAACACCTTGACTAACGAGCCACTCCGAAAGAGCCTTCTGTTCATTCTTATAAAGCATTGGTAATCCATCTGGATTTTTTATACCTTCATAAGGTGGAGCTATTTCTTCAAATCTATCTTTCAATCTTTTAGATAGACGACTTGCGCAACCTAACTTAAAAGCTTGTTTCATTCGATTAATAGCTGACTTACTACCAGGTACAGTTTTAAACTCATTCTCTGCTAGTCTTACAACTGTACTTATAAAGTAATCGCACATTGATTTAGCTACTATTCTATTGGATTTTCTTCCAACAAAAGTAGCTTTTTTCACTCTACGATAATTAGCATCTATACCTGACGAAGTATACATTTGACAAAAGTATAATTTAGCAGTAGCTGATTGAATCCAACCACGCCAATTATCTCTTGCGACATCAACTGATTCTTTATCAATTGGTTCTACTTCTGTATCATCTTTTATATCAGACATAGATAGATTATGTTCCGAAAGCAATTGTTGAGCTTTATTAGCAGCAAGCATGGCTTCGTTCTCTGATGCACCATTTTCTTCTGACATCTTTAAAAGCTTTTGTATTCGCTTCAGAATACTCTCTTTTTCTTCTGGCATATTTCTCCTTTCTTTATTATTAATTGAATCAGTAAGACCGCTTCGGCGACACACTAGTATTGAGCCGTCTCAGAATTCTGTGTCTCATAAGTCTTACTGATCCTAGGCAAATAACTACCTGTCTCTGTAGACCCACGGCTTAACGCCCTGCGATAATTACTTGCTATTCTTACTATATATTATTTTTTTCTTTTTTAGACAAGATTATTCGTATTGTGTTCCAATCTTTCGCTATCGCTTTTTGCTCCCATTCTTCCCGAGTTACACCAATCGCTAAAGCTTCACCTTCTGAACTTGGAAATAAATAAATTTCTTTATCCTTTTTCACAATTATATAGACAAGTCCTCCGTGATAGGTATAAGACTTGTGCCATGCGATTTGTTCTATACTCAGCTTTAGCTTTAATTTGGTTTTTTCTCTTTTGGGGGACCGCACATACTTACCTTCTAGCCAACCACTTTGACCAGCTGAACAGTAGTGCACATCAGGAATTCCTCGTTCAATCTGTGTCTCAATTCTCTGAATAAAAAAATCGTTTAATTTTGATCTAATCGTCTGCCAAATTTGCTTTTCCATTAAACTTACATACAGGGATTGATTTCATTTTATGTAAATTCTTCTTTCTTAATTTTAAATATTTTTGATAATCAGGCTCTGTTGGATTATTCATTAAATATTCTATTTTGGAATAAGACATTCCTAATTGATCTACATCTTTTCTTCCATCATTCCATAAACCATCGGTAGGTTCAGCATTTATTATTTCATCTAAAATTTTTAATTCTCGTGCCATATCCCATACTTGAGTTTTTGTACAATCTGCGATTGGTGAAATATCAACTCCACCATCACCATATTTTGTAAAAAAACCTACACCAAAGTCTTCAATTTTATTACCTGTTCCTACCACAATACCCTTGGTACTAGCGGATATTTGATATAAACACATCATTCTCATTCTTGCTCTAGAATTTGCTAAACCCATTTTATCTGTAAATTTCATATCTATCATTTGATTTTCAAAACTTAAAAAAGTATGAGTTAAATCTAAATTAACACCATAACAATTTTGAAATTTAGTAGTTAACCAATTTTTATGTTTAATAGATAAGTCATGATCTTCGGGTCTTTGGGAAATAGGCATTGATGCCACAAGTGTTTTAATTCCAGTTAGTCCACAAATTGTACTAACAACTGATGAATCCACTCCTCCTGAAATTCCTACTACTAAACAATTAGCAGGCGTATCCATACTTTCAACATAATCAATTAGCCATTTTCTAATAAAATTTAGTCGTTCAAAAGGAGTCATTATTTTTTCCAATCGGTATATATTTTACATCTTTATTTACTTTTAAATATCTAAAAGGATCAATAACTATTGAACCTGACATAAAATAAAATTCTTTCCAAGCTTCATGTTTAGTTCCTATAAAAAATAATTGAGGTTCTTTATCCCATTTATAAGTATCCTTTACTTTCATAATATCATTATCGTCAACCCAAGGATCCCACATAGTAACTTCTTTACCTTTTTCTTTTAGAATATTTTTCAACAAGATAGAAGGACTTCCTACTGTTAAATTAGTTTCAGGTTTAAAACATTTACCTAAAATATTTATTTTTTTATCTTCAGCATATTTTATACATAGATTAGCTAACCATTCAGTTTGTACTTCTCTTTGTTTCATTATATTATCATACCAATTATATGATAAATTTAATTTTTGAGCTAAATAACTCAGAGCTATATTATCTCTAGGATGACAACCTCCTCCATCTCCCATTCCCCCTGTTAAATATTTAGGACTTATAATTCTATCTGTACATAAAGCAAGAGCTTTAGTAACATCATCAACATCTGTATTAGGTAAATAATGACAAGTTTCCATAATAGTATTTATCATTGCTATCTTCGTTGAAATAAAAGTATTATAGACTACTTTAATTAATTCAGCATTTTCTAAAGTAGTTTCATGAAAAGGAGCATTATTAATTGTTTTATAAAATTCTTTAGCTTTTTTAGCAGCAGACTTATCATCTACTCCAAATAAAATAACTTCGCTATTTAAGAAATCAGTAATAGTTGTTCCCATTGCTATAAAAAATGGATTATAACAAAGTTTTAAATGTGTGCCTAAAATTGGTTTAATAAGTTTTGTAATAGTACCAGGAAGGACAGTAGATATAATAACCACAACTTTATCTTTCCCTTGTTTTTCGATTTCTTCATTTAAATCTTTTATTCCTTTCACTAAATAATCATAATTAAAATCTGCTCTTTCTTCTGGAATACGAGTTATACCTTCATATTTTTCTTCATGCGGAGTTTGAATAGGAACAAATATAATATCACTTTCTTCCACAATTTTATCTGTAGTTTTTAATTTTAATTGAGATTTTTGTAATAATTTATTAGCACCTTCTTCTTTATAAGTTAAACTTTTAAATCTAATATCACGAAGTGTACGATCATTAATATCTGTACCAATAACAGTATGACCTTTACTTTCACACGCTAAAGCTACTGGTAAACCTAGTTTTCCTAACCCGATAAAACCTATTTTCATTTATTTTGCGTTACCCCAATTATCTCCTTTCTCGACATCCACCTTTAAGGGCACTTTCAACTTTACGCAAGTTTTCATGATTTGTAAAGCTTCTTCAAAACATTTTTGTTTATTCCAAGGAATTGAAAAATCTAATTCATCGTGAATAGTTAGTTTTAAATCTATTTCATCTAAAATTCCTGCTTCATAAATTTTTAACATTGCAGCTTTTGTAATATCAGCTGATGAACCTTGAATTAAAGCATTTAATGCTGTATGAGTATAAGCTCGTTTTAATTCTTGTTTAGGATACTGTGCGTGTGCTTCGGAAAGTGTATATGCTCTTTCTCCCCAACTATCTCTAGGTTCCCACATATCAAATCTTCTTTTACGACCAAGTAAAGTTTTAATATAACCCCTACTCCCTGCCACATTTGATACTTGTCTTGATAATTCTTTAACAAATGGTACTTTATTATGATATTGATTAAATAATTCATAAGCTTGATCTTGTTCTAATCCTAATTGTGCAGCTAATTTTTTATTTCCCATACCATAGAATAATCCTAAATTAATAGTCTTGGCTTGCTTTCTTTCTATTCCTGCCATATTAGCAACCATTTGATGAAAATCTGTTTTATCATTTCTACAAAATTCTTTTTGAACTTGTAAAGCACTTTTCATATCTTTAAGACTAGCATAATGTACTAATACTCTAGGTTCTTGTTGAGAGTAATCCGCACAATACCATTCGGAATCTTCTTCTGGTATAAATAAACTTCTGATCATCGGACCAAGTTCAGGGTCTCTAGCTGGTACTTGTTGAAGATTAGGATATTGAGAACTAAATCTTCCTGTAACTGTACCCATTGGATTAAAACTACAATGTATACGACCATTAACAGATTTATCAATAATCATGTTTTTAATAAATGTATTTCGTATCTTGTCTAATTTACGAATATTTAAAATACTTTGACTAACATCATCCACTTGAGTTTCCAGCCAACTTGCAGTGAAAGATGGAGTACCTTTTGCGGTGTAGTTATATTTAATGTTATTTTTATCATATGCTTCCTTTAAAGAGGCGTTTGCCCATACATTAACTATGGTTCCTCCTAAAGTATTTAGTCGTGATTGCATATGAATTTGTTTTTTTTCTAACTCTACATATAATTTATGGGCTTTATCAACATCAACTCTTACTCCTTTTTTTCTCATTTCAAATAGAACTTGAATTAACTTTGATTCAAATTTAATTATATCTTCAATACCTTCTCTCTTTATTCTTTCTTGTTGTTTTTGATATATTTGTAAAGTAAGTAAAGCATCTTCTTTAGCATATTCACTTACTTCATTTGCGTGTAGTCTCCATAAATTTTCTTTTACTTTAGCACGTTTACCAAACTTATATAAGACAGCTTGTTCGAGTTCAACTTCATATTTAGATTTTCTTAAATAAAACTTTGCTAATGAGTTTAATGAATACTTTAATTTATTTTCATCAAGTAGATGTTCTATTGCAAGTACATCTAAAATCTCGTGACTACGAGTAAGGGTAAGTCGCTTATCCAGTGAATAAAGCCACTCTACGTCATACATTGCGTTAGCAAATACGAGCTTTTTCTTCTTTGAGTAAATATATAATAAAAAACTAATGACTTTTTCTTTATTTAAATTTCCACCACCTTGGTGTTTAATTGGAAAATATTCGTTATATCCACTATCAGTTGCAATAGAAATACCTGCTATGAAACCATCTTTTCTAAAACCACCAGGACCCATTGTTTTAAGATTAGGATCATAGGTCTCGGTATCTATTGCTATTAAATTTGCTTCATCTATTTTATTTACATTAAACATTAATTTAATTTTCCTAAAATAAAATTAATATTAATATAAGCCCAATCTCTATCTGTCATACCCCATAATCTTTCAGCATCTTTTTGAATATATTTTTCTCCAAATACAATTCTTTTAGCTGAAGTATTTAAAAGTAATTTAACACAATGAATACAAGGACTTACTGTACAATAGACTGTATGTATATCATATACATCTTTACATTGAAGTAATGCGTTTTGCTCAGCATGTATAGCTTCACATTTATCTAAATCTTTTCCACTTGTAGAGTGTGCTCCTTTGCAAGGATTATCTAAACAATGAGTAAACCCACTTGGATTTCCATTATAACCAGTTGCTAATACATGATTTTTTTTATTTACTAAAATACAACCAACTTTTCTTCTGACACAAGTTCCTCGTTCTGATACTAACAACGCCATTCTTAAAAAATAAAAATCAGCAGGTTGTCTATAATTATCCATATTTTTTAAATTTATAAATTTTAGCTGAATCAAATCTTGAGGATGTTACTACTCTTTTTATTAATAGATATTCTTTTAACTTTTTATAACATTCCTGACAATAAAAAAAATTATTTTCAGTTTCAATAAAACTAAAAATAAGTCGATCACAAGTTTTACAATTATATGATTCTTGATTAGCCATATATTAAATAATCTAATCTTTCAGAGAGTAATCCATTAGGTCTTAACTCTGTGCCTTTTAAATTTGCCATTTCCCATAAAATATCAATAAATTTAGTAGGAGTTTTTTTATACTTTTCAATAAGATTATTTAAATTAAAATCTTCATCTTGATATGTACTTGTAAATATATTATCTAATTTACTAAAATCATTTTCATAAAGATGTCTACTTCCTGCTTGTATATTTAATTCACCTAACTTACATTTTAATCCACGAAAATTTAACCAACAAAGTATATAAAAAGAGATTGCACTAAAGTTAAAAGTATCATAAGGAGTACCTAACCAGGCGTCATTACTTCTCATACTAGCAATCGTATGTAACCATAACTCATCACTTGCTTCTCTTAATAAAAATTGTAAAGATAAAGTACAAGGAATATCTTTACTTGATCTAGGATTCTCTCTCCATATGTTTATAACAGCTTGTCTACTATCATTATCTTTTATTAAAGTATTAATTACATAAGATGTTTGAGTAATAATTTTAGGACCATAAGCTCCAAAAAAAGTTACACCATCATCACTAAATCTTTTAACTCCATCAACATATTTAGCTACACTTGCAACATCATTTCTACCACTTAACATCCAGGCTGCTTCACCAAACATAAAACTATAAGATAATTTTCTTTCAGGTATCGTTATAATAGGGTCTTCCATACCTATTTTAAAAGAGTGATTAATTTTTTCTTTTATATTTAATCCTCTAGGTTTACACATAAACTCAGGAAGATTATAAATATCCCATAACATTTTTTTATATCTGATATTAGTTTCTTTCACTTTAATCTTTCACTTTAATTTTATTTGTATCTATAATTTTTTTAATATCTTTACCTTTTTTATTTACATATGCACATATAATTTTTGTTTTTGGAAATTTTAAAACTAATTTTTTTAACATTTTTTTAAATGACATCGCTTCTATTGTTTCTTGTTTTTCATCTGTTAAAGAAGTAATTATATAACTATATCGCATTTAAAACCTTATCTGTAAATTGATCTAATTTATAGCCATCTTTAAACATATCGTATCTGATAAAATCTTTTCTTTCTCTTAAAGGAGATAAATTTTTAATAAAAACATTTCTTTTACATTTACCAAACCAAGAAAAATAATAATCATCTATTACTGAATCTATATTATCATATTCTTCGTGTCTTAAAGTTTTATTTAATCTATGATTTTCTTTTACTCTTGCTGTATCTTCTGGAATACACCAAATATATTTTGCACCTCTTTCTTTTAATCTAGTATATAAAAAACCCGGATTATAACTTGGACCACTACTTCTTATATAAGAATAAAATTGTTCACTAGGCCAATGTCTATCTATTAAAACTAATTTACCTTCAAGTTGTTTTCTTACTGCTAATCTTGCACTAGCTGTATGCCACAATTTCATATTTTTATGAACTCTTAAATGCATATAATAAGAGTTTTTAAATTTTTTTTTAATATGATTTATTAATGTAGTTTTACCTACACCATCAGGTCCTTCAAATATTAAGATTTTTCCTTTAATAAACATTTAAAAAATTCTTTCGTTCTTTCTTTCGACCAAAATTTATTTTTTAAAATTTCAGCTTGACTATTAAATACTTTAGTTAATTCATCATTACTACATTTTTCTAAATTTTCAGGTTCATGATAAAAACCTAATACTTTAGTTTCTTCAGGATGACCATAGATAATACATCCTGCATCTAATGCCATTTTATATCTTACTCTCCACCAGCCACTTCCTTGTAAAGTATGATAATGAGGCGGACTTATTATTCCCCATATTTTACAATACTCTGCAAATAATTCATGTTCTTTTAATCTTGTTTGTCCTTCTTTTATATTTCCAAAAGTTTTTACAGGCCAATTAAAATATTGTTGTTTTAACCAATTTTGTTTACTTACTAAACTAGCACAAGCCCATTCTTTTTTTCTTTCATGAGATTGACTTGAAAATAAATTTATTAAATCAGGATGATTTAAATGTAAATTACAATAAATTGAAGGATCCCAATTTATAATTTCTTTAGCTCTCATCCCTAAAGTTTCATAATTACCACCATCATAAGCTGGAATTAAAAGTTTATAAGGCCATTCTTCAAAAGCAAATGTATCTACAAAATCTTCTATTTCTTTTTTATAATCTTGAGCCTCATCCCAATTAACTTTTCCTACTGGATTTCCTGCTTTACTTAATTTTTTCCATATTCTCCAATGACCTCTACTAAAAGTTCCAAAACCACTTACTGAATCTTTAGTTTGCCAATCATCTATTGATACAATTGCATCTGGTCTTTTAATTAAAGTATATGCTGCACCATACCAAAAACGTGCTGATAAACTATTAGGACCAAATACAAATACAAAAACTTTATCATATTGAGAAACATCTTCTCCCGGGACAATTGCTTTTTGAGTAACATCATGTCCTAAATCTTTTAAAACTGTAGGTAATATTCTAGCTGATGTAGATATATTTAGTGTACTTCTTGCTGTTCCTACAGCTAATGCATTAAAGCCTGTTATTAGTATTTTCATCTTGTTTTTCTTTTTCTTCTTCAATTATTTGTTCTAGATCAGGTGGTCTCCATCCTTTAGGCTTTACTACATCAAAAGATGTACCACGTTTTTTAGATTTACTTTTAGTTCTTATTTTACTCATATTGGCTTTTTGTACTTCATTCCAAGCTTTTTCAAAAGGTAAATTAAAAAGCCACGCAGTTCCTAATGCAATATAAACTATATCAACAAGAGCATCTAAAGCACCAGCTGTATCTTTTTTAGTTATTGCTTGAGTATATTCTGTAAGTTCTTCTAATAAAAAAGAAGTTCTAAAATTAACTAATTCATTATTTTCTGGTATACCAACTTTATCATTTTTTTCAAATCCAAATTTTTTATGAAAAGCATCAATATCTTTTATTAAAGTATCTTTATCCATATCTTCAAACATATCTTCATAAGTCATAAGTGATATTCAAAATTCCTTCCTTCTTGATGAGTTTTTAATTCTACAGCTCCTTTTCTTAAATGAAATTTTCTAGCCATTTCTGTTAAAGGAGAAAGAGTAACTAATTTTTTTACTTCTTCTTGATGAGCATAAAATTTTAAATGATTTATTAATAAACTTCCTGCTCCTTTTTTATTACTCCATAAACTATAAGCTACTAATATATCTCCTCCTAAATTGGTAAGTGCACTTAATTCTCTTATATTTCTAGGAATTCCTAAAGTTCTTGCTATACATACTACTCCTATAATATCTCCATTTAATTGTTCTAATCCAAATATTTTTCTTCCATGATTTAATCTCCATTTTAAATCTAATTCAGGTCTAATAGGATCCTCTTTAATATTAATAGTTTTTAATTCTTTAAAGATCATAATAATGTAGCTTGTTCTGGTACCTTTCTAAAATCTATAATTTGTAATTCTTCTTCTTTTTTATTCTTTTCTTTAATACTATTTTTTATTATTCTTGCTACATATTCAGCGACAGGAGGCATTACTCCACGTGCGATTTGTGATCCTATACTAGAACTTGGTCCTTCCCATTTATAATCTACTGGAAAACCTGCCATATAAGCTAATTCTTTATGACCAAATAATCTATCTTCATTAGGATGTATATAGAATCCTCCTGCTATAACTGGTATATGTGCATTATCTTTTAATCTCCATTTCATAAATTGAGGTCTACCTTTTACTCCTCCACGCATTCCTCCTCGTACCCAAGTTTCTGGTGGATTATATCTTTCCCATGTTACTCTTAAACTTTCTCCTTGTTTACAATGTTTAAGATAAGGTTTTTCATTTTCTCCTAACTTCATTAAATGTCCTATATCGGATCCATGTTCTTTTTTAAATTCACTTAAAACTTCTCCCGCTGTTGGTAATGGTTGAAAATTTAAAATATGCGGATTTAATCCATATTTAGTTGCTATAAAAAAAAATCTTTTTCTACTATGATTTAAACCAGTAAAGCCTCCATCAATTAATAAATGGGTAACTTGATAATTTAATTTATTTGCTTCTTTAGTTAATTCCATAATCATTGGATATCCTCCATTTTTAGAGTAAATTCGAGGAACTGATTCAATAGCTAAAGCTGTGGGATTTAATTCTTTTAAAAGATTAAAGCTATTTCTCCAACATGCAATTCTAGGATCATCTCTCCATGCTCCTGCTCCTTTCTGTGCTCCTCCTAAATTAGACCAAGGAGCACATGGTGGATTGCAATAAACAAAATCAATCTTATTTTTAAATTTTTTTCGAGGCCATTCTTCTTCACCTTCATATACAGGAATATTTGGAAAATTAGCTTTAAAAGTTTTTTTATATAAACCTGGTTTCATTTCGAAATGAGCTTCAACATCAAAATGTTTACTTACTCCAAGAGTAAAACCGCCAGCAAATATATAAGTTCCTAATGCTTTCATCGTAATTCGTAACTATACTTCGTTTCTGGATGCAACAAGAACAAATTTTTTTTAGCTCGTGTTACAGCTACATAAAAAACTCTATGTTCATCATCTGGTTCAACATTAAATTTTCTCCAAGTTTTATAAGAAATATCGGAAATAACCACAACATTATCACTTTCTCCTCCTTTTATTCCATGAATAGTTGATAATCTTATCCTCGCTTTATTTTTAAAAATATCTCCTGATTTAATTAAAGATTCAAACATTAAAATATCTTCGGGATCTAGACCAAAAATAACTTCTTGCCATTCTCCTTTAGCAATTAATCCTACATTTTCTCTTAAATCTTGAAGAGAAAATTCTTTATTTTGATCAATACCTTCTAATTTTTTAAAACCTCTAGTGATTCCTGTTTTACTTTTAATACACTGATATAATTTTTTTAATTCATCAAAAGAAATAGTTTCACCTCTATTTAATTTAATCCATGATCTAATAGCAATAACAAATTTATTAGTTTTAAATTCGTGGTAACCTTTTTCATAAAACCAACCCATTCTTTTACAATAAGATTCAGCTTTAAATAATTGATAACCTGATCGAGCTAATATAAGCCATTCTCCTTCTGACATATCTACATCTTCAATGGAATAAATATCAGTTATTGATCCTTGATCCTTTCTTGAAGTCCAATTTTTTACTTGTCTTAAAGAAATTTTATGAGAAATATCACAAGCTAATTTATGAATAGTTTTTGGCAATCTATAACTTATAGGTAATACTTCAATATTACCTTTAATATTTAAAAATCTTTTAACATCAGCTCCTGCCCAACGATAGATAGCTTGATCATCATCACCTGCTATATATCTAAATTTACAATATTCATTTATTCTTTCTATTACTTTCCATTGTTTAGTTGTTAAATCTTGAGCTTCATCTACAAAAATAATATCTAATTGTGGAATAGTTTCTTCTTTTATAAAAATATCTAGCATATCAGTAAAATCTAAAAGATTTTTAGATTTCTTAAAATTAATTAATGCTTTAGAAAAGTATTCTTGTTCTTCCCAAGTATGTTCACATTCTAATTCTTTCCACACGTCTTTTAAATCTCTTTCACTTGATCTTGAAACTTCATCACAGAATAAAAGTAAATCACCTCTTTTATTTCCGACAGATAATCCAGATGTATCTTCTTCAGATACTCCTGACATTTCTACTCTAGCAATTTCACTAAATTCTTTTACACGTTCTCCTTTAAAAACTTGACCACTATTTATATTTAAAGTTCGATAACATAAACTATGGATAGTCCTAAAATATTCTAAATCATCTTCTGAAAGATTAAATTTTTTAATAACCCTACTTCTTGCTTCTCTAATTGCTCTACGAGTAAAAGAAAAAAATCCAATTTTTTCAGGTTTATATCCTTCTGCAATTTTTTCTTCTAAAAGTTTTAAAAGAGTTGTAGTTTTTCCTGTACCAGGACTACCAAAAATTTTAATTGTCTTACTTTCCATTATGTTTATTATATATTTTTCTTAAAGTAGCACGTTGTTTATCTGATAATAAAATATGTTTATCACCATTTTTATTTGTTTTTTCAATTACTGATTGACAAAAACTATTTTCCCAATCATTTAATTTATTTTTATTAATATTATTTAAAAAATTAATTAAGTTTTGATATTTATTTCCTTCTATTCTATTTAATAATTCTTTAGGAATAGCTTGATGAGTAACTTCTTCAATACCTATTCTTTTCATATGAAAATATAATTCTCTACATAATTGAACATCTAATAAAGCATCGTGATAATTATGAATTCCTCTATGAAAAAAATGTTTAAAACATTCTTCTAATTTAGGAAATTTATAATCATTATAATCAGCTTTTAATTTTAATTGATCTTTAGCCATCATCATAGTACAATGTAATTTTTGAGGCTGTTTATAAATAAAATTTAAAAGTGTTAATTCTCGTTCTAATATTTGTAAATCAAAAGCTAAATTATGAGCAACCATTGTATGACACTTACTTATAAAGTAAGTCATCATAGCTAAAGGATACTGTAAAGCTATTCCTGTATCTTGGGCTTCTTTAGTAGATATTCCATGAATATCTTCAACTTCTTTAGGAATAATAAAATCAGGTACATCTCTTGATTTTGGCTCTATTCGACTAGAATATTGAGCTATAATTTTTTCTTTATCATCGCATACTTGAAAAGCTATACTTACAAGTCTAGGTTGATCTTTATGATTAGAAGGTAAATCCCTTCTCCATAACCCATTAGTTTCAGTATCAAAAAATATATACATTATACTCCTTTTGTTAATTTAAATTCAAGACCTTTAATTTCTACTTTGCTATCTTTTTTATTTTCTTTAATATAAGTATCCATAAATAAAACTGCAGCAGTTAAACCTTGTATATCTGCTTTATAATGTGGATCATTATATTTTTTAGCATGTGTTAATAAAATATTAATAGCTCTATCTTTATTCATACGCCTCCTTATTTATATTTGGTTGTTTAAATTCTTCAGTTTGTACTTGAAAACTTGGAATAGACCAAGTATTCGTAAATTTTCCTTTTATCTTTTTTCCGCTATGAGTAGCACCTAAATTTTTCAAATAGGCAGTAATTTCATGTAATTTAAATTCTTTAAATCGATGTCTATCTAAAAATTCCATAAAATCATTTATTCTAAATTCTGTTATTTTATCTTGAATAATAGATTTTCCTCTTAATAAATCTTCTATTTCTGTAGAAGAAGTGGAACCAGTACAAAATCTTTCTAATAGATCAAATAATCTACCTTCATTACTACTATCTTTAGGTGCTTCAACAGCAATAACTCTAGACATTAAATCATTAACAGTTTCAGTCCATAATTTATCATTTATTTTAGGAAGAAGCATATCTAAATTCTCAAATACAACTTGTTTAAAATCTAAAAAATTATAAATTTGTTTACTAGATAATGGACCAATTTTTTTCTCACTTAAAGTTAAAAAATATTGTGGTGGATTAGTTAATATTTTAGTAATACTATTTAAAGTAGGCATTGTACCATCATCATTAATACCATATTCACATGTAATACATTTAGTTTTATTACAAACTGAATTAATTGGTGAATCTTTACATTTATAATTATAAGTTTTTTTATCTAAACTTTGTAATACTGTTGTAAATTCTCTAGGTTTAAGGGGAGGATCAATGTATTCATCATTATATTCTTCTAATTTATCTTGCCAATCTTCTGGAAATCTTTTCCTTAAATAAACTCCAATATTAAAAAGACCATTATTTCTACTACCTTCTCCTAATGCTCCTTTAGAAAGTAAATCTTGGAGGCAAGGTGGCCCGCCTGGTAAAATTTCGTTGGATTTATTAAGTTTTTTGATAAAAGTTAGATCCAGAGATTCAAGTGAATCTAATGAAAATTTTTCTACCCATTTAATAAAGTGTTCAGGTGTTAATACTTGGCCATCATAAAGAGCATATCTATCAGTGGATTCTCCACCAAAGTATGGCATATTTAACCAACTGCCACAATCATTATCATCAATTAATTTAGTTTGCTGTGGTCTTAAATCATATTTAACAAAACCAAATGCTTTTACAATTTCTTTTAATTTATTAATCATTGAAGAAGCAGATACAAAATTTTTAGTAAAAATAAAAATATGGGCTCCTCCTGATTTTGATCTACATACTATTAAATTCTTTTTTATAAACTGTTTACTAATTTTTTCTATATCAACAGAATAATCATCGACATCTAGACAACCCCATTTACATTTATTTTCTTTATTAATTGGAATAACACCTAGACCAGTTTTACCATCTAGGTGTTGTTTCCAAAGTTCAGCGACATAATTTTCCCTTATGGTCTTTCCATAGCCATCAAGTTTAGGACCTTTTCTTTCTGTTATAAAAAATTGGCCATAAGCTCTGGTTAGGCCTGGAAAGACCTTGAAAAAATCTTCATAAAGCATAACTAAAATGGTGTTTTAGTATCTTTTTCTTCTGAAGATGTATCAGTATCAACAGGGTCTGAAGCTTTTACTTTACCTTCAGATATTGAATCTGAAAGACTTTCTGCCTGTTTAAATATATCTTTACTTGATACTGTACCTATTTCTTCTATTTTATATTTATACCAACTACCTAAATCATTTTCAGCATTAATAGTTGATAAGTTAAACATAAAAAGAAAAGAAGGTGGTTCAACCATCTGTCCTTTTACATTCATCTTTTTCATTTTAAGAAGTGTATTCCACTTTCTTGAAACTGAAAGATTACTAGATGTCATCGTTAAAACCGCAGGTTCAAACGATTTATCTTTTTTAACTAAAACGAAATGTTCAGCTGTATCAACTATTTGATTTTCACCTAACATTGACTTTCTAGTTTTTGGATCAGTTTTAGTTCCATCAGGTTTCATATCATGTACTGCTACAAGACCTCCACCTTTTTCTCTAGGTACCCATTCTACATAGGACTTTCTGTATCCACAAGGTATAACTGTAATCGAATCACTATATAATTGATTAGTAACTGTATTAAAGATATTACCTTCTTCAGCACCCTCAATATATTTTTCATCTTTCTTTTTTCTTTGAGGTGAGCCGGCTTGTACTATCGCTAATCTAGGAATAGTAATATCATCATTAGTGACATTTTCTAAACCACGACCAGCTGATTTAATAATCAAATCAGGTGAAATATCGCCTGTTGCGAGTTCATTATTTGATTTGACTTCTACTTGTTTATTCGCCATATTATTTCTCCTTTCCGAGTTTAACTTTTGCTATACTGGCTTCGTATACAGAAAAATATTCTTCTGGTAATGTTTCACCAAGACTATATCTTTCTTTAGCAAAAGCTTTTAATGTGCCAGCATGAACTGAAGATTTTTCGTCATAAGGTATATTTTTAAAATTTTTATTTAATACCTTAATTAGTTTATCAGCTTCATCATACTCGCCTTTTGCGAAACTAACTTTAACATCATGTTTAATTAGTTCACTATGTCCATTTTCTTCTAACCATTTAAGAGCACCTGCTCTTTTATCTTCTGGTATAGAACAAAATAAATCATCTTTAACTGAAACTTGACTGCCATCGGCTAAATCAAATCTAGTCATATTATTACATGACGCCATAGCATCAGGTAATTCTTTTTCTTCAATCTCACGAATTTCAGCTTTTAACTCTTTAAGTTTTTCTTCTTCCTTCATAAGATTTTTCTTTTTCTTTATAAGTTTATTTCCAATAGCTGTAACTATTTCTAATCCACCTTTTGGTAAACTTTCTTTCTTCTTGTGTTTTTCGACTGAATCGAATATCCACTTTTCTTTACTCATTACTTTCTCCTTTCTGATAAAGATCAATATTCACATTATAATAACATTGATTTTCTCTATCCCATTTTAACATATTTACTTTTCCATTATTAATATCCGAAGCTACTATCGAAGCAATTCCAATAGCAACTGGATCACCCATTGCAAGTAAGTAATCATTATCACTAAAATCTTTTAATTTAGTTTTTAATAATTTTACAACTGGTGATGATGAAAGAGTAATTTGTCGACCTGGTGGTAGTAATGGAATTAAATCTCCAAAACGACCAGCCCCAATAACATTTACATTTGGATTTTCTTGTACTATGTAAACTTTAGCCATAAAGTTTCTCCTTTCTCATTTTTATTATTTACTTATATATTAAAAACTATATAAAGTAAAATTATAATTAGAAAACAGAAAGATTTATATGCAAGTAAAATTTATAAATGAAAAGAAATTTTTAAAATATAATTTTAAAACTAAACCTTATCAACATCAATATGATGCATTTGATAAAAGTAAAGAAAAAAAATATTATGCTTTATTTATGGAACAGGGTACAGGAAAATCTAAAGTTATTATTGATAACATTGCTTATCTTTATCGAAAAGGTAATATTGATACTGCTATTATTGCTGCCCCTAAAGGTGTATATCGTAATTGGTATGCTTCAGAATTTAAAGCTCATATGCCTGCAGATGTGGTTAGTTTTACAGATATATGTATTTGGAATCCAATAGAAACTAAAACTAATATTGAAAGATTAACTAAATTTTTAGAATTTTCTCATAAATTAAAATTTTTTATTATTAATATAGAAGCTCTATCTACAGAGAAAGGTAAAAACTATTTACAACGATTATTAAATATTTCTAAATCTTTTTTCTGTATAGATGAAAGCACTAATATAAAAAATAGAACTGCTAGAAGAACTAAAGCATGTATGAAGTTAGGTAAATTAGCAACTTATCGAAGAATATTAACAGGAACTCCAGTGACCCAAGGTCCATTAGACTTATGGTCTCAAATGCATTTTCTAGATGAGTTTATACTTCAATCGAGTTTCTATGCTTATCGAAATACATTTTGTGTTATTCAAAGAAGAAGAACATCTAGTCATAGTTTTGATGAAGTAGTAGGTTATCAAAGATTAGATGAACTTCAAAAAATATTAGATGAACATTCTTTTAGAGTAACTAAAGAAGAATGTTTAGATTTACCACCTAAACTACGTCAAATAAGACATATCGACATGACACCGGCTCAAAAGCGCATGTATGTCATACTTAAAAAACGTGCTATACTAGAACTAGAACGTGAGAAATTAGTGACGGCGCCTCTTATTATCACACGAATATTGAGATTACAGCAGATATTATGTGGATTTATTAAATATGATAATAAAACTGAAGAAAATATAGAAGGTGAGAATCCAAGGATTCAGGAACTATTAAGTGTAATAGAAGAAACTCAAGGCAACATAATTATATGGGCAACTTATAGAAATAGTATTAAATTAATTAGAGATACATTAGCTAAAAAATTTGGAGCAAGTAAAGTTGCAGCTTTCTTTGGTGATACTAAAGCAGAAGATAGACAAGGTATTGTTGAAAGATTTCAATCAGGAGAATTAAGATTTTTTGTAGGACAACCTAGAACTGGTGGATATGGACTTACATTAACTAATGCTAAAACTGTAATCTATTTTAATAATACTTATGATATGGAAGTTAGACTTCAATCTGAAGATAGAGCACATAGAATTGGACAAAAGGATAAAGTATTATATATAGATTTTATATGTCCTAATACTTTAGATGAAAAGATAATGAAAACTTTAAATACTAAAAAGAAACTCGCTGATCAAATAACTGGTGATAATTGGAAAGAATTATTTAAAGAACTTTAGTCTTATATCTTGCTATTCTTCTACCAAACCATAAAGTATTTTTAGCCCATTCATATAGATCATCATAAGTTTTACCAGTAAAAGTTTGTACATTTTTTTGCTCTTTAAAAGATTTATTATTTTCTATAACATCATGTATATTAAAATTAAAATATTGATAAATAGGATATTGTTTAAAAGGATGATGTAAACGAGCTTTTTGATAATTAATTATATCTCTTAAAATAAAGTCATCTACATCATATTTATCTCTTAAATATTTAGAAATTTGATTATAAAATATTTCTTTATTTTTAACTAATCGAATACATGTTGCTTCATCTACTTCCCAATTAATATTTCCTACTCCTGAAATAACATCTCCCCAATGTCTTTTATTCTTTAATATTTTATTTAAATTTTTTTTTATAGTTAAATATTCTTTTCCTATATAAGTGTTAGACTTTTTTTCACAAAAAGATAAGAGATCAGTATAAAAATCTTTATAATTAATATTATATATTTTTTTCATTGCTCTAGCTATAAATTGTAACGGACCTAAATAATGGCCAAAGATAACTAGCCATCTAAATTGATGACCCTTGATCCAATCTTTATGATTACATTTTCTTGTTGCTATAACAAAAGAAACTAAATCATCTACTAACTTTTCTGGATTGGATCTATGTGAAAATCTAGGTTGAGCATTTACTGATTTAATTCCAAATTGATCTTTATATCCTGGTTCATTAATAGGTGCGTTAGGTAATAACATCATTAAATGTACATCTAAATAAGTATGATAACCTTCTTCCATTATATAAGTTACACCATCTATAAAAGAATCAATAGTTTCTTCAGGTAATCCCCATATTAATTCTACATAACTTCCTATTCCTTCTTTCTCATACATATCTATAAATTCTTTTAATTTACCACTATGTACATTTTTTCTTTTTACAGCTTTTAAAACATCAGGATTAAAAGACTGTAAAGCAATAGTCATTCCTTTTTGAATATCATGCTTTTCAAATAATTTAGCTATTTGTAAAACTTTATCAGCTTGTCCTTTTGCCCAAGTAACTCTAAAAGCATGTGGATATCCTGTTTTCTCTTTTACTTTAACAACATATTCTGCTAAATTCATATCTTGATCAAATAAAATACCAAAATTAGAATTAGCATCAGTTACATATTCTATTTTATTTTTAGCAATCCAATCTATTTCTTTTTTAGTTTTTTCATAACTTGTTTTTAATTTTTGATAATATTTATCTCCAATTTCACAAAAAGCACAACTAAAAGGACAACCTCTTGCTGATTCTACTGTTGCGTGAAAATTATAATTTTTATCTTTTTTATTTTTTTCTACTACCCAATCAAAACTACCATCAAGAAAAGGACTAGGATTATCATGTATACCTTCTAATCTTACACGTGGAGGATTTCTTACTTCTTTATTATTTATATTATAAGTTATACCTTTTATTTCTTCATAAGGTTTTTCATATAATAATTCTTTTACTGTTTCTTCACCTTCACTATGTATTAAAACATCTACATAAGGATGTTCATTAAAAAAACCTTTGGCTCTATCAGCTAATGGTTGATGTTGTCCTCCAAACATTATTTTACAATTAGGATAATTTTGTTTTATAGTTTTAGCTATCTCACAATTTAAATTCCAATTCCACATGAAACAACTAAAAAGTAATATATCTGGATTTTCTATTTTATTAATAATATTTTTAGCTTCATCACGAGCATAAAACCAATCTTTTAATTTATAGTGATCTTTAATATAAGGATTATTTTTAACATAAGACCATACTACACCGCTACAATAAGGAAGATAAACTTGATTAGCAAATACATCGCTTAATTCGAATAAATATATATTTTTCATATTAAAATGTTTTAGTATATCCTATTGTAATTTGTCTATCTTTACCTGTAAAGCCATGTGGCATTTCGTAATTTTTATTTAATAAATTATTAATATTTAAAGTAAATCCATATTTTTCTATTCCTAGATTAAATAAATGAAGTTCTTTCATATCTATAATAGACCAATTAGAATTATGAATATCTTTACTTTCTCCTATATAATTATAACTGGTAATTAAATTAAAGTCATTTATATTATAAATATAATTAAATCCTCCTGAAAATTTAGGTCTCCTTAATTGTACTACTCCATTTTTTTTACTATTTAATTTAGAAGCAAATATTTCAAAATTATCAATTTTATAAGATAGCTCTATTCCATCTTGATTCTGTATTCCTGTTTCTGATTCAAATAAAGCAAGAGTAATATTATTATAATCAAAAATTAATTCATTAGTTTTACTATCTTCTTCTAATGTCCATATAGTTCTTTTTTTATATCCAGTAGAATGATTAGCTCTTATATTTAAATCATTAAACTTTTTAAATAATCCGATATTATAACTATTAAAATCTGAATCTTTTCTTGCTCCTAAAGATATAAGTCCGTTAGTATAATTTGTAAATAAACTTACATTATCATCATCTTGAGTATGAGATTGATCATACTTATAATCTAAACCTAACCCAAATGTATTATTTTGATGACCGAGTTTTATGAAATAATTTTCAGATTTATATTCATCACTTTCATATTTTCTATCATATTCGTGTGTATGTAAGTAAAGATAATTATTACCATTTTTTAATTGTTGTTCTAATCCTGTTTGTAAAGCGAAAAACGTATTATCACTAAATCCATTTTGAATATCTAAGGAATGACCATCAATATTTGTAAAAGTATTTCTTGAAAAAAAGGTTGTTTTAAAATTAATATTATCATACCATTTACTTAAATTAATTCCTATTGATTTATTATTAACACTATCTTTATCAGTTCCGTGTTTTAAGGCGGAGGATTCTTTTTCTTTAAATTGTCCTCCTTGAATACTTATATCCCAATCATTTATATTTGTATAGTAATTTCCATTAATACTTTTATTTGTAGTAGATATTTTAGTTTCATAATCAGTTATTGTAATTATATTAATAGCTCCGCCTATTGCATCCACTCCAAACTTACTAGCTGATGCTCCTTTATAAACTTGAATAAAAGATACATTATACATAAAGTCTTGACCAAAATCAAAAGCTCCTGTAGGTGTAGAAAAATCATTTATAGGAATACCATTAAGTAAAACTAAAGTATTATTACTATTTGTTCCTCTTAAAAATAATGATGAGTGTTGACCTATAGGTCCAGATTGTACTGCATTAGATCCATTTATAAAATTTAATACTTTAGTTAAAGTATTAAGACTAAAAGTTTGTATTTCTTTTTTAGAAATAATAGAAGTAGGTTTAATTTTATAATCTAAAGAATTAGCATTAATAGTAAGACAAGGAATATCATCTTTCCAATTACAAGCTTGAGCTGATGTTGTTATTAATAAAAATATTATAAACCACCTCATATGGTAGTTTATAATAACTAATTATTTACTAGAACAATTTTGTGATTTATTTCCACACTTACAACGTCTTCCAAAAATTTTATCTATAAGTTTTTCAAATAATTTTTTTATCATTTTGGTTTTTTCATTATATCAGCACCTTTTAATCCGTATATAGCTGATACTACACCAATAAATAAAGCTTGATACCAAAATGGCATATTATTAAATTGTTCAAAAAACTTTTCAACTTTCATCATAATGTCAGGATCATCTGAAAAGATAGACCAAATTAATAACATCACTGGGGCTGACACCAGGATCAACACGAACTCGTCTTTCCATCCCTGTTGATTATTAGTTATTACTGCTTTCTTATATTCTAATTCACCTGAAGCCATACGTTCAGCATGTTTCATTTCAGCCACTGATTCTAATTCTTTAGTTCTTCTTCTATTTGTTGCTATACTCATTCCAGTTTTAATGATTCCCGGTACAAGTTTTGATGCTATACTAAGCCACATTTATATCTTCCTTAATTAACCATTCTTTTAAATTAAATCCAGGACAATTTGGTTTATTATCTTGAACATCACAATGTCCTACTACTTCTACAATATTAGGATTAGTCATTTTAATTTTTTTAATTAAATCTTTTAATGATAAAAATTGTTCTAAAGTAAAATTATTTTCAGCACCACCATCTTCTGCCATACCACCTACTAGACAAATAGCTATACTTTTAGAATTAACAGCAGGAGCATGTGCTCCTTGAAAAGCTTCAGCTCTAGCTACTTCTACAGTACCATCACGTTTTATAATGTAATGATAGCCTACATCATCCCAACCATTATCTTCTACATGCCATTTACGAATTTCTTTATAACCAATATCCATAGATGGTTTAGTTGCAGCACAATGTACTACGATCATTTCTGTTTTTTTTCTTAACTCCATGTTGCTTTCCTTTTTGGGACTATTCTACATTTTTTATTAATTAAGTCTACCGATAAAATATGTATACGTTTGTCTTTAATTCTAGGTGAACGAGCTATAATACTCCCATCTTTTCTTTTACCTAACATTTTTACATCAAAAAATTTATGTTCTAATGTTTTAGGATCCACGGCAATTAAATCAATAGCACAATGTGTTTGACTTCCTTTAAACACATAATAACCTTGTTCTTGTAACCACACTGTTGCTAAATTTTCACAAAGACATCCTTTATTTTTAGCCAGCATTATTGAACAAATTCTTCTTTTAGTATTCTTTTCTTTTTCAAATCTTGTTGTAATTCTTCATCATCTTTTGTAAGCTTTCTCCATTGTGTTAGTAATTGATTTACAATTTTTTTAGAGTTATCAGCAATTGTAATTCCTAATTGATCAGCAATTTCTTCAATTATATCTGCGGGATCCACATCAAATTGTTCATCAGCTCGACTTTCTTCTAAAGATGTACCAAATGGAAGAAGTCCTGATGCTGCAACTTTTTCTTCAAGATCAGTAAAATCTTCAGAAAGTTCTAATCCAGCTGCAGTTTTCCATTTCATTGGATTATATAAAAGACCTTTAGGTTTTTCAAATTTTCCATATTTTCCTAAAGTGGATGTTTTAACTAAAGCATCCCATAAGGATCTCCATAATCCCCTAACTTTAGCACTTTTAGAATTTCCTAATTGATCTAAAATTTTAGGATAATTTCCTCCTAAAAATTTATTTCTAGCAGCTTCAATAAATTTTTTATAATCCATTAATAAAGCTAAACTATCTCCACCTAAATCAAAGCCATCATGTATTCTTGCTACTCTATTTAAAATTAATCTCTTATGATTTAAAGGACCTGCGAATATATCAATTAATAATCCTAATCTATTAGCTGATTGAGTAAGAGTAGGAGCTCCTGGACTTCCAACTATATTCATAGTAGCTTGTAATTCTTTTAGTGCTACAGCTATATCTCTATATGCCGCAGTAAATTCTTTACTATATAATTCATCTAATACTGGTTTATATTCAGTTAAAAAATCATCTAAAATTCTACCATCTAAAAATCCCTGTGGTTTAGTTTTAGTTATAAAATCATTTAAAAAAACTTTTCTAATATCTTTTAATAAAAGAGGATTAATTTTTTCTAAATTTTTTACCAGTGCTCCAACATCATTAGTTCTCATACGTGAAAATAAATGTGATACAATCGCTTGAGCATTATCTCTTGCTAATACTTCAGGAGCAAGACCAGGTAAAGTTCTAGTAATTGTTTCAATAGTATCAGTTTGAAATTTAACTGATTTTTCAAATGATTCCATTGCTGCTTTATTGGAAGTAGCAAATTTATTATATAAATTATCACCTAAAATTAATCTATAATTTTTTCCAAACTTTGCCATAAATTGACTATGTGACATTTCTGCTGGTTGTAATTTACCATTAACCATTTTAGGAATAACTTTATTATAATAATTTTCATATAAAGCATTAGTTATTTTATTAATATCTTGTTGTTTAAATAACATTCCTTTAAGATCACCTTTAGTAGTAAGTTTTTGTAACTGTAATAAGTTACCTAATTTTTCAGCATTAACTAATCCCTCATCAGTATTATTAATAAACCGTTTAAACATATTTTGAACATTTCCTTCTAACTTCATGTTAAATCCGCCATCACGTTTTAAAGCTATTTTAAATTCATCAGCAAATTGAGTGAGAGCTGATCCTTGATAATTATTTACTAAATCTCCCCATGTTTGATGAGCATTAATAAGTTTTTGATTTCCGGATGCTTCAATTGCATTATCCATTCCATCTTTTAAAACACCTTTCATATGAGTTAATACATTCATTTCTGAAGATGATATTTTTCCTGATAATTGAGTTTCAGCTTCTTTAATATAAGCATGCCAAGCTTTAGCTTGTGAATAATTTAATTTATCACCTTTTGACATTTGATTTATTGCCTTTTTAAAAATACTAAGTCCTTTTGTTTGATTTACAGGAACTACTCCACCATTAAGAAATTTAAGAAATGTATGATAATGTTCATATTCATTTAATTTTGCATTATAATTTTTAATTTCTTCAACTGATGCATTTTTTTTAGGTTTTTTAGGTTTTTTAGGTACTACTTTTACATCTAAAGTTTTTTTCAATTTATTAATTAATTTTACACTATCTTTTCCTGACATTACGACTGGAATATTTTTTGCTTGTGTAGTAAGTATAGCGTCCGCTGTACTCCACACTGCTTTTATTTCTTTTTGTAAATTATTAAATACTACACCTAATTCATCAATCTGTCTTATTTCTGGAGCTAGCCAATTTTCTTCCCAATTTTTAGCTAATGTTTGTTCAGCATTTTGTATTTCTAATCTTGCTTTTTCTATTTCAAGTTTTCTTATACTTTTAATTTCATCACCTATTTTTATAATTATATCATCTTTTACTTTAGGAGATAGATTTACATCATCTAGTCCAGATAATTTTTTAATTACTTTTTCTTCAACTTTATTTGCAGTTAATTTTTTTTCAAGAGCTTCTAATTTTTTTGCAAAAATTTTATCTTCTTTAGTTCCCTTTGAAATAATTCCTGATTCAGGTAAAGCTCTTGCTACACTTATAGCTGTATATTCATTAGCTAAATTTTCAGGAACTCCTAATTGAACAATTTTATTTCTAGCTACTTCTATTTTTTTAATTAAATCATCATCGAAAGTTATTTCTCCTTTTAATACTTTTTTAATAGAGTCATAAGAAAGTCTTTCTTTACCCATTGATAATATAGATTTTTTAATTGCTGAACCAGCCACTAACATTGCTGGAGTTAAAACTAAATCAACCCCTGTCATTACTAATGCACTATTTCTAGCATATTTTTCAAATTCTTCATCATTCATATATGATGAACTTTCTGGATCTGTATTTAACTTAAATACATGTCTTCCTATCAACAATCTTCCATACTCTCCTACATATGTTCCACCAGCTGAACCTGCAACTAATCCATAAGGTCCTCCAAAACTTCCTATAATAGCACCTGTAATTGCAGTTGCAACTGGAAGTAAATCTCCACTTATTGAACCTATATCTCCTAAATTAGGAATTAAACTAGGAGTATTAGCAGCGACCCATTTATTATCTCCTCCTAATTCTTCTGGTGTTCTATAAATTAAAGTATTAAATTCACGATATCCTAATGATTTATTTCCTACTGTTTGCCATTTAAATTGAATTTGATCATCTAAAGATTCAACTAATTCTTTACTATATCCTTTTTCATCTACTAGCCATTTTTTATATAAATTTTTAGATTCAGCTAAAGTTATATCATCATTTGGAACAGTAAAACTTAATTTAGTTCTAATAATAGAAGGAAGTTCTTTATTTTTATCAGTAGTAATTCCCCATACATTTAATGTCTCTGCTGAAGAAGGAGTATATTCATCCATATATAAACTTTCTCCACTCCAATCATCTGCCGCTGGACTATTTTCAACTTCAAATCTTTTTTCCGCTACTTTCTTTTTTGTCTCTTTTATTAAATTAACATCGTAACCTTCATTTTCTACAAATGACTCTGTATTTGTTACTTTACTTAATTTTTCATCTTTTAATTTTTCTCTATTTTCTAAATAAGTATCTAATTCAAGTTCACCTGTAACTAAACCTATTGCATCATTTTTATCAATTTCGTAAGTCGAAATAAGTTTATTAACTTTATCTTTTTGAATTTCATTAAGTTCTGCCATATCATTTCATTTTAATTAGAAGTTGAAGAAGTATTTCCAGTTATAATTTCTTGAATTCCTTTTTTAATATCTTCTTCTTTTCCTATTTCTTTTTCTAACCAAGCTTCATAAAAACCACCTTTAGCTTCCATGTCTGCATATTTAGGTTGTAATTTATTATAATAATAAGCATTAATAAGTTGAAAAGAAGTTTGAGCTTCTTCAACACCATATAATTCCATTAAAGCTTTTGATAATACCTCTGGTTTCATTTCTGATTTAAATTTTTCAGCTAATTCTAAAGCCGCTGCCTCTTGTGAATCTTGTCTAAAAGTAGTATTTAACTCTCCATCAGCAGGAAAAGCTATGTCAAAAGATTTACTATGAGCTAATTTTGCAATCTCTGATATTGCTTTATCAGCAGAAACCATTACTCTTAAAGCATCGGGATTTGTACTAATATCTCCTTTTGTTGCTTTTAAAATTTCCAAGTCTTTATTAGATACTGGATATAGTTTTTTAGCTTCTCCTACGACTTGTTCAAAAGTAGCTGCCTGAAATATTTCTTTAAATAGATTTTTTTCATCCAGAGTTAATTCATTATCTTTTCGATTTTCTTTTCCTAACATTGTTAATAAATCATTATATTTATCATCCATCTTTAATTCACTTATAATTTTCTCTAAAGGTTTTAAAGCTGATGCAATAATACCAGTAGGTGGATCTTTTCCTTGAAGTGCTAATTTATATATAGCATCAAAACGAGTGTCAATAGATATCTGTTTATCAAGATCAGACTCATAAGCTTTGCTATATGCATCATATTTACTAACATGAGATAGTTCTTTTCCACCCATAAATTTTTTCTCAGGATTTTTAGCTTTATACCAAGCTATATCTTCAGCAGTGAATTTTCCTTCAGCTTTAAGTAGTCCTTCAGAAATCATGCCTAAAGGTGATTTAGCTTGACCTAGTGGTTTAATACCAGATGAAGCAGTTATAATTTCTAAACCTCTTAATATATTTCTTCTTTTCTTTTTATCAGACCATACTTCGTCAATTTTATTAGGTAACTCTGTAGCAATATTTTCAAAAGCTGATCCGATAACTTCTGTAAACTTGGATAAACCAGTTTTCTCTATATCTGGTTTTGGCTTTGGTAAAATAATTTTATCATTTAAAGCAGCTCCGCCTTCAACTTCTATTTTATCATCTACTACTATTTCATTTTTATCATCTATTATTTCAGTTGTATCTTTTAATTTATTAACTCTATTTCCGTCTTTATCTAAAATACCAAGCTCTATTAATCTTTCTTTATTTTTTTCGTGATCTAATTCATCAAATTCATAAACTTCAGCCATTAAACCTCCTTAAAGTCTACATCAAGTTTATTATAATCTACCATTAAATATCCAAATTGATTAGGAGTAGCCGCTTGTGGTACTTGATGAGCCATTACACCTTGATATGTTTTATCATCACCTAGATATTTAAAGTTATAAATTTTAATGCCTTTAGGAGATTTTCCTACTAATTTAATATCTTTCTTTAATCTTATATCAGACATAAATTGTGCTCCAGCTAATGCTGCACCTGTTACTTGACCAAAGATACTTGGGCCAGCTACTGGTGTTCCTACTGATCCTGATCTTTCTTCTCCATAACTTCTTATAGGAGCACCTGATAAAGCTCCAACCATTTGTCTTATTTGTCCAGCAGGATATTCTCTTGCTTCTATAAAGTCACGATATCCTTCTGCTAATTTAGCTTGTTCTATTCCACGTGCTTGTGCACCAAAAGCTTGAAGACCTTGCGCACCTGATTGTAAAGCTCCTATCTGAGTAGTTGCAGCACCTAGTTGTTGACCTAGTCCTGCCATTTGTGCTTGTCTATCTTGAGCAAATCTACTTGCACCTGATTCAAAACCAGCTTGTCTTAATCTTGCTGTTGTATCAGCTACTGAATCTAAATATCTTTCTTGTCCTAATACATTTTCTATACCCTGTCTGGATCCACCAAAAGCACCTGCCCCTACAGCAGAAGCATCCATAGCTGTTCTACTTCTACCATAAGCATCACCTAAATCTCCTAAAGCTCCTGAAATAACTTGAGCTTCATAAGGATTAGCATAAGTTGCAGCTGTTGCTGTATCATAAGTTTGCGCACCAGCATTTGCTATTTGTTGACCTATACCAGCTAATTGTCCAGCTTGAGGAATTACTTGTTGAGAATATACATTTTCTGCTGCAATTTCTTGAGGATCAAGTGCAGCTATACGTTGACCTTGATACGCAGTATAAGGTTGAGCAAATACATTTTCTGCTGTTCTTAAAGTTCGTTCTTGAATTTCTTTAAAGTATTCAGGTATATCATAGCTAGTCGATGACTGCGATGGTGCCTGTACTACTGTTGTGCTTGGTTTGAATATACTACCCATTGACTATAAAAGTTCCTCCTATAACTTTAAAACCTAATTTAATAAAGGCATTGTTTTTTCTTTCAACATCTTTACCTTGGAATATTTCACATATAGCAGTAACTTTATGAGCTAATGCATATTCCTTAAATACTATCATTAAAGAACGAAAAATGCTAAATCTTCGATGTTGTGGACTTACATGTAACCATAAAGTTCTCATAAACTTTTTATCACTATACCACGTTTCATCTACTGTAGCAGCTAATGTTCCTACAATAATATTTTCATATTCTACTACTATAACAAAACTATTCTTAATGTAAAATACTATATTTTCTAATGCTTTCTTATTATTAGTATTTCCAAAGTTAAAAGGAGCCTCTATTAACCATGTTTTTAATAATTCTCTTATTCGAACAGCATCAGAAATCTGTGCTTTTCGTATTTTATATTTATCTTTTTCCATCAGCTCTTAAATTCACTCTTAAAGTTCCAAATCTCCAATTGTCTCCTATCGCTGTATTTTCAATTTTAATATTAGATTGTCTACCACGGATTCGAGTATTAATAAACCCTGTTGTGTTACTAACAGTTACAGTTTCACCAACAGTGGTATTACCATAAGGATAATCTCGTGTAGTTAAAGTAATTAAAGCATTTCCAGTCTGATTTTGAAAATCAGGTATTATTTTGTTTATAAACATAAATTGTTCACCATCTGCTAAATCCCCATCACCAGATTGAATATATGCTGTTAAAGCAGAGCCATCAGCATCTACACCATCTTCCATTCTATAAATTAAACTTCTTCCAGCTGTTAAACCATTTATTTGAGAAATCGTATTAGAAGTAGAATTAGCTGTATATGAAGTAGCTAAAGGATTTAATTCAACTCCGTTATCTTGATATGTACTTCTATTCATAGTTCCAAAACACCAGGAGTTTTCTAAATAATTATATATGACATATCTATCATTTTGATCAGAGGAACTAGAAGGGTAATACCATATTACTTCAGAAAAATTAGAGTTTTGTGCAGCATAAACCTGCGCATATTGAACTTTATTTATATCATCAAATATATGATTTAATACAGGACAAGGTATTTCTTGAACAGCACCAGCATATCTAAAGAATTGTCCATCGGACATCCAATAAGCTATATCATCTATTACTATTGCAGAATTAAGACCTACAGCTCCACAATCATTACCTAATTGTCTAAAACCAAATATAAAAGGAGGACCAATAAAAGACATTGATTGCATTGTAGTATCAGTCCATACTAGAATAGTTCCTTTAGCAGGACGTGCACATCTAATTTCACTTCCTCCTGCTATTCTTTGTGATCCAGCTGAATTAGTTACATTAGGAGTCCATTGATTATATTCTTCTTGATCAGACCAACGAATAAACATTTTATCTTGAGTTGAAGTATTACCAATAGAAGTTTCTGTACCCATACATACTACGTGTCTAGTTTCAGTAGATACCATTGATAAAGTTGATTTAGTTGGTGCATTAGCAATTATTGTAGCTCTATTACCTGTCATTCCACCTGATAAATCCCATTCATAAGTTCCACCTTCTTTTTGAGTAATAATTAAATCTTCTCCCCAATTATTTATAGACCATAATCTTGCATCAATAGTTACATTTGAAGTTGTTCGAGGAGTTCCCCATGTACTTGCACTCCAAGCACCTGAACCCCAACCATATCCGAAAGTTTGAAGACTAGGACCTACATTTAATTGATAAGTTGCTGTACAATTACCAGTAGGACCAACTGTTGAAGTAGCAGTAGCATTACTTTGAATTACATAAGCATCTACATTAGTAACTGATAAGATTTCATATTCAGCATCTAAAGTTGCAGCTGCAATTCCTCCAACTGAAGTGCTGGTACTACTTAAAGTTACAAAATCTCCAGTTGTAGCTCCATGATTTAAATCTGAAATAGTGACATTAGCACTCGTGTTAGTGGTTGTAAAAGCATTAACTAAATTAGCTGTTTCTCTTATAGGAGTAATATCTTGACTATCACCAGAAGCATAAGTATAGACTTTTCTATCTGTTCCTAAAGCTTCATATCTAGCTCCTGATAAAGAAAACCATTGTTCTAAAGCTCTTCCTACTCCTACATAATAAGCTTGACTAAATTTATTCCATCCTCCTAATTTTTGAGGAAGTCCTTTACGAAATCTGATTTTATCTCCGTCAATCCATCTACCTTCTGCTCCGGTTTCTGTATTTTCGGTGTCTAATCCAGGTTGAAAATTTAACTTTGTTAATGGCATAATAATAAGTATATAACAAAATTATTAAATTTATACTAAAAATTAAGGAGCATGAGGGGTGGTGTGGATATATATCTCATGCCCCAAGATTATGTTTTATATTACTTTTTAGGTAAAGTAAAGCCTTTATACCAGGCAGGAACGCCTAGAAATGGACGTTTATCAAACTCATTTTCTTTAGCTAATTTAGAACCTTTTTTATTATAATGTAAAAATACTTGTGCACAATCTTTACCAGTAAATTCTTCTCTCCAATGTTCAAGATCACATCCGGAATATATTAACATGTCACCTGGTTCTAGTTTTACTTTAATACCAGCTTGACCTTCTTTACTTGTTGGGTCTAAATATATAGGCCAATCATCACCACCTAGATTTAAAGTAGTAGATATTTCACAACTAAATCTATCTTTGTGTCTAGCTAAAACATCTCCTTTTTTATATATTCTTGCATAAGAATATGTTTCACTTAATTTTAATTTAGTATGTTTCTCCATTACAGGTTTAACTTTCTGTAGTAAAGTCTCCATAACTAAATCACTATAATGAGAATAAGTATTAGGAACTTGTTGATCATTCCATACTCCCCAATACTCTGTAAATGGTGATATATATTTTTGATTAAATAAAAATTGCGCAACCTTTCTTTTATTTAAGAAATAAGCAAAAGAAAAATCTGCTAATTCTCTACTAATAGCGCCTTTTAATACTGTATATTTATTTTTTTTGAATGACATTTAAATCTCCTTTTGTTGGTTGTCCATTTTGAATATTTAATACTCCTTTGGGTATGGCTTGACAGTTCCAGTGTATAAATCTAAAAGGTTCATATCCCATATCTACTATATATTGATGAGGCATATAAGATGGAAAAAAAATCATTTTTCCAGGTTTTACTTCATAATTAATTTGTGTAGTTGCATATGTAACTTTTGTTTTATCTTTTTCTGGTAAAAGATTCATTATATTACCAGGTCTTGGATCTTCAAAGAAAGGTCGTGATGTTTTTTCACTAGCTTTTAAAAAATAAAAACCAGAGATATGACCATTCCAATGAGTGTGTAAGGTATGATGTCCACCACCTTTTTTAGCAAACTCTTGTACCCATAATTCTGTAGTAAATAACTGATGACCAGACATCTCAAAACCCATTTCTTCTAATAGATTATATGCCGTAGCACCTATATAATTTTGTAGTTCTAAAAAATTAGGATCTCCAATTAAAGAAGTCGAATGAAAAACATGTCCCATATCTCCTTTATCTCCAAACTTTTTATTTCTTTTATCTATATCTTTTTTTAAATTTTTCTTGGCAGTTTCAATATATTTATCAGAAGCTTTATTCAATTCATCTACAAATGCCGGTTCATCTACATACCATACAGGACATTTAAATAAATCTTCTCTGGCTAATTCTCGAGGAAAAGACTTAGCACTGCCACAGGATATTTTATCGAATTGTTTTTTACTTCTTTTTTTCATATAATTAATCTGTTGCGATATTAAGTACTATCCTTCTTTTTGTATCTGTTTGAACATAACCGTTGTGTTTTGAACTATTTTTAAAAATCAAAGCTTGATTTTTAATAGACTTATAATCTTTTTTATTAATAGTCGTACCACCATTACATGTACTAAAATTTAAAATAGTTGTATCAACATCATTCATAACTTTTCCTTTCGCATCCCTTATATCATAATGCTCAGCATGGTCAATTCTTTTCCCTTGGTTAGTATATAAGTTTAATTTCATTCTTCTCAATTGAGTTACTTTTACATGGGCGTCTATAAAATATAAAATAGGTTCAAAGGTTTCAAAATAAGGAGAACTTCTACCTTTTTCAAAATCCCATAGTATATGTGTAAACATAAAATTATCATCTAAGGGTTTGTCATTCTTTTTCGCTGAATTTTCAATCCAGAACCAGTTAAAATTATTATTAAAAATATTATTTAATTTATTAAAAAATAAAGCTGGTAGAAAATTATCTTTTATTTGAATGGCCACCCTAAATTCCATATTACTAAACTATGTCTAGATCCTTTTTTAACTGGACATACTCTATGCCAAACAAATCCAGGAAATACAACCAAGGATCCTTTAGGAAGTATTTCTGTACATTTTATAATATTACGTTTTTTATCAGGGTCTAAATTTCTAAAATCAAATTCGAGTTCCCCACCTTTATATTCTTTAGGATCTGATAATGTCACAGTTACTGATAGTTTTCTAATTTTACCATTTGAAGGATCACCTTGTTGTCTTTGATAAGGTTTATCCCAACCATCACAATGCCAATCATAGTATTGACCTTTATTATATTTTGTAAATTGACAAGACTCAGAAAAATCCCATTGAAAATTCCAACCTGCACTTTGATTTGCTTGGTGAACATAAGGTTGTATTTCTTTATATATCCAACGATCATTCATCCATACAATATCTGAATTTCTTTTCTTTTTTAAATCTTTAAATTGTTGTTGATTTAATGGTTTATCTCCATATCCACCAGTAACGGCCATTTGATCTTGTAAAGATTTTCCATAACGAACAATATCATCACAAATCCTTTCAGGAATTACTGATTTAAAGTACCAATAATAATTAGTTAGGTTCATAATTTTAAATATACCTGGTTAAAATATATTTAAACAAAAATAAAAAGAATTGATCTAGATCAATTATGTAATAGTGATTGTCCCACTAACTGTAAAGGTAGCTACTTTATAACTTCCTGCAGGCGCAGGTAAAGTTGTTACTGAATTACATCCTGGAGCAACAGCTACACCAGCATCAGCCGGTGTTCTTATAATTACAACTCCATCACCCCCTTTACCTCCATTATCACTACTACTTGTGCCAGCTCCACCACCGCCACCACCTTTACCATCAGTTCCAGCTCCACCAGTACCACTACCAGAATAACCTCCAGTTCCGCCAGGATTACCAGTACCACCTGTTGTTTGAGTAGGGCCTTCATTTCCACCACCGCCACCACCAGCATAAGCAACAGGAGAATTTGTTATTGAAGTCGTTGCACCTGCTCCACCAGGAGTGGCAATACTATCAGCTGCATTAGCTCCTGCAACAGTGGCTCCTCCACCTCCACCACCTGCATCTATACCTGATGGACTTGAACCGGGTGCTGCATTACCACCATCTGTTCCTTGAGCTGGACTTGTAGGAGGTGTATTACCACTTCCTCCAGCTGTATTAAATCTTGATCCACCTCCTCCTCCAGAACCTCCATCTTGGCCTGGATTAGGACTATCATGGCCACCACCGCCACCACCACCTGTGGATGTTATACCTTCAAATATTGAATCAGTTCCATTTTGTCCTCTTTTTGTAGTAGGAGGTTGAGGTCCTATTCCACCAGCACCACCTGCTCCAACTGTGACTGTAAGTGCTCCACCATATGTGGGAATTGCTACTACACACGCCCCTAAAGGAGACGCTGTATAACTACCTGTGCTCGTTCCACTTGATTCTCTAAAACCACCGGCTCCGCCTCCGCCGCCACCTTCGTGTCCCGCACCGCCGCCACCACCAGCGACTACCATATAATCTATAAGGTAAGCAGGTAAAACCCATGTACCGCTTTTTCTTGCTTGAAATTGACTTTGCATTGACCACACACCACTTGCTTTGTTTAATTCTTTTACTATAACTCGTCCTGATCCGCCTGTTCCTGCTGCAGCATTAGCTGGACCACCGCCTGATCCTCCGCCTCCACCACCAGTATTTACAGTTCCATTCGTTCCTGCAGTTCCAGTTGCTCCACCACCAGGTCTATCACCACCAGCACCTCCACCACCAGGTCCACCAGTTCCTCCTGTTGTAGGTCCATTATCTTCGGCGCCACCGCCGCCTCCACCAGCAAATGTACAAGATGATAAAGATGATGCAGAACTTCCTATTCCACCTGGGCCAGCTGCACCGGGAGTTCCAGGTGTTCCAGCTCCTGCAGTACCAACACCACCAGCACCTCCACCACCGCTTTTAGGACCACAACCACCAGGGTTTCCTTGACAAGCTGTTCCAGAACCTCTACCCCAAGGGTAACATCCTGGATAACTACCAGGGTCTCCTCCGCCACCACCAGATCCTCCATCTTTTACACAAGTGGGAGTAGCACAAAATACGCCACCTCCACCACCTATTGCAGTATAACCTCCAAAAGTAGTATCGTCTCCTTTAGCTCCATAACTTTGAGGACTTCCAGGATTAGCATTACCAGCACCAATTACTGCTGCATAAGCTGTTGAACCACAAACTGGAATAGATGCAACGCATAAATAACCACCAGCTCCTCCACCACCTCCTCTATCATTAGCGCCAGAGCCACCAGCACCTATAAGTAAAGCTTGAACAACTCTTGTTCCTGCTTGTGTAGTGATATCTCCTGAAGCTGTTTTAGTTGTAACTGTGCACTTCCCGAAAGAAGTTTTATTACTTTTACCGATTATACCGCCGTTATTATTAGGCATGCTTTAAGTCTCCTTATGCGGATACCCAAGCTAATGTTGAAGCATCCCAATTAAAATTATTTGGTGGATCTGCTTTATCAATAGCAGTCCATTGTTGACCTGCTTCATCCCAACTTATAAACTTATCTGTAGTATCAGATGGATATGTAACTGGTGCTTGCCAATCATCATTTTCATCTAATGCCCAAGATGCATAAGGTTGAGGTGAAATAAATTTATTTTTTGCAGCATCAAAAGTATAACCTTTTCCTGCATATTGTTTTCTAAAATTTGAATTATAAGAAGTTTGTTTCCAGCTTCCACCTTTAAAGAAATTTACACACCATGTTTCTCCATCTACATGCATGTCATTTTCACCTAAAGGACCTGCTGCTGTTGTAATATCATTACCAATAACAACTACTCTTTTTACTATATTATTATCATCTAATTCTGCAAAATGTGCCATATTTTTACTCCTTAAAAGTTATAATTTATATTTTTTTTTACTTTTGTACATATTTAATTTATTTAAATCTATATCTAATTATTACTACTCCTGAACCTCCACTAGCACTACCAATAGGATAATCACCATTAGCTGGACCACCTCCTCCACCGCCAGTATTAGTTGTTCCATCTTGTCCTTTTGTAGCTGAACAAGATCCTGGAGAATAAGTTGCAGAAGTTCCACCTCCACCTCCTAAACCACCATTATTAGGATCTGGTGTAGTAACTTGACTTGAAGCTCCACCTCCACCAGCAAAATAATAATAACCACCTGAAGATTGACCTGATGTACCAAAAGCACTAGGAAATCCACCACCAGCACCTCCTGGTGCACCTGTTGCACTGCCAGGTGTTGCATTTGTACCAGCAGCCATCATACCACCACCTCCAGCACCAGAACTATCCGGTCCACTTCCTGGTCTATCACCACCAGCACTACCTTGAGCTGGACTAACTGGCGGAGTATTTCCTGCTCCACCTGGTTTACCTAATCCACCTCCAGATCCTCCACCACCAGATCCTCCAGAGTTTCCTGGATTACCACCACCAGTGTGATAACCTCCTGCTCCACCACCAGTTGCTGTTAATCCTAAAGCTGATGAATCGGTACCTCTTCTTGTTCCTGGATTTGGTTGCGGACCTGTTTGTCCAGCATCTCCACCACCAACTACAATTGAATAATCTTGAACAGTAACTGTTATTGCAGAAACACCAGCTGTTCTTGGAGCACTTGGTCCTCCATTTGAATAAGTTGTTGCAGAAGCTCTAACACCTCCACCTCCACCACCTCCGGGTGAGTTTCCATTTCCATTTCCACTTGATCCACCACCTGCTACAATTAAATAATCAACAGCTAAATCTGCTGCTGGTATTGCTGATCCTACTTGAGTAACATTAAATGGACCTGAAGCATTAAATGTATGAATTTTATAATCTCCATCTTCTGTTTCTGTACCGCCAGATGCGATAGTATATTTTGCATTTGTCCAATTATCACTTTTTACAAAATCATATACTGTATTTAATTTCCACATACCTGGTGCTTTATTACCACCTGCTTCTTGACATTTTTCTACAACTAAAACTACTCCGGAACCACCAGTTCCACCATTAGCATTTCCTTGTCCAGCTCCAGCTCCACCACCAGTATTTGTATCACCATCATTACTTTCAGGCGCTGGTCTGCCATCAGGAGAATACCAACATGATCCACCACCACCAGCATTAGCATCGCCACCTGGTCTACCCGCACCACCACCTGCATAAATTCCACAGTTAGGGACAGTATAAGGAGTAGCTGCACATGCAAAATAAGGTGTAATATCTGAACCAGCTCCACCTTGAATACCACAAGTTGGTGCAGATGGAACTACTGCTGTTTGTCCTACGGCACATTTTCCACCGCCTCCTCCAGCACCTCCAATACCTGGTAATCCTGCAGGTCCACCATTATTTCCTTGTCCCGGTGTTCCTGAACCACCACATCCTCCGGTTGGTGTAGCTGGATTCCATTCCATTCCTCCACCACCAGATCCTCCTGGTCCACCTACTCTATTATTTGCATAACCTCCACGTCCACCACCTGTTGTAGATAAAGGAGTTGCAGAACCAAAAGTTGAAGCTCCACCTTGACCAGATGCTCCACCTGGCCATGCTCCAGGACTTCCACCTGCACCTATTGTAACTGGAACTGTGCTTGCAGGTAAAGGATGACAAGTAGTAATAGTCATACCTCCCGCACCACCTGCTCCACCAGCATCAGCACCTGATCCTCCACCACCGGAAACAACTACTACAGTTGCTAAACCTGGCGATGCAGGATTAGTTGTAGCTTTGTTAAAACATCCTGAGGCTGTGATAGCTGTAACTTTATCTTTATTGTAATCTACTGAAACAGTATTCGTTGGTCCAATTATTCCGCCATTGCCAGCCATAATTTAAACCTCCTAATCTGCTATTACTTCATACGAAATCAAACATTCAAGATCACTATTTGCAGAAGCTAGTCCTGAAATTTTTTCATTTTCTTCTAAATAAAATCCGTTATTTTTATCTATTAAAGAAAGAGAAGCATCTGCAGGTACAGAAATTGTACTTGCTATTGATCTTGTAGCTGATCCATCAAAATATTTTATTGTAACATCTGCAGCATTAGTACCATCTATATTTGATATTAAAATTGAATTAATTTTAAAAACAGTATTTGCTGTTGCAGTAACTAAATTAGCACTTGAAGTAGTCAATGCAAAAGTATCTGTTTTTCCATTAATAGTTGCTACATTAACTATATTAGGGTTTGCCATATTTTTTTTCTCCTATTATCCAAATACTATCGCCATTGCAATAGCTTTTCCTGTTGTTATTCCAGCTGTAGAAAAAGATAGATTTTTACTTCCATCAGTTACTAAAGCTTGTCCACTACTACCATCAGAAGCTGGTAAAGTAAAGTAATTTGATGATCCTGCGTTACCTATTCCAGTAACATTAATATCACCTAAATCTGCCATTACATCATTTACTGTAGACCCTGTGGTATATACTAAAGTTTTTGCTCCTTGTTTAAGAGCAACTCCATTCGCAGCATGTCCTGTATTTGCAAAAGTTAAAGTATATGAACCTGATGTATTATTAAATAAAGTATATTTAGATTCAACAGCATCTGTAAAAACATGAATATTAGCTGTTAAAGCACCTGTAAATTCTAATATAGCATTATGGACTTGATCATCTGTAGAAGAATCATCTGTGTTGGTTGTTGAATTAGCTGAAGTTAAAGTAACATTTGCATTTCCTGCAACATTGGCTGCTTGATAACCTTTTACTGAACAGTCAACTCTATTGAAAACATAGTTAACAAGGTTACCCCAATTTCCTGAATTTTCACCTGAGGCTTGACGTTCTAATTTTAAACGAGCTGTATAAGTTGAAGACATAGTTATTTATACCTTATTAATTTATTTTTGTAAATAATATATATTTGTAGTCATTTGTACACTAAATAGTAGTCCAAGTATAAGTATTTCCATCAGAAATATCATCCCAAAATCTTAAATCTACAGGAGTAACATTAGCTTGTATTCCAGTCATTTGTAAGAAATTATTAGAATCAGGAATTATAGTAGCTAAAGAAATAGTCATACTTTGACCAGTTATACTTAAAATTTGTTCTCCTTTAAATATAAAAGATCCAGCATTAGCATTAGCATGAATTCCAGTAATAGGAATATAATTTTCAGTATCAGTAGTAATACTACTTACATAAGAAGTTATTTCTTCACCTGTTATATCAATAATATTAGCTGATCCTGTAGTAATATTACCTAAATCTACTTCTAAATCAAAACCAGGTGTTACAATAGTAATAGCTCCACCTGCTGCAATTGAATAAGTTCCTATAAAAGTATTTGCTAATAAACCAGTAATAGAATTAATAGTTGCTCCGGTAGTTACTACACTTCCTAAATTTGCATTAGCATTAATTCCAGTTATAGAAGTTTGTGCTGAAGCTTGAGCAATTGAAAAATTTAAAGCTGTATTGGCTTGTTGACCAGTTGTAGAAAAAATAACACCATTACCAGTAAATACTAATCCTATATTAGTATTCCACGCACCTTCGCTCCATGATTCTCTACCCCAACCAAATCCAAAATTAACTGATGGTAAAATTTGTTGACCAGTTATTGCAGCTGCAACATCGGGTGATGTATTCCATGCACCTACATTCCAACCAAGTCTACCATATCCAACAACTGCACTCATAAGGAGTTTCTCCTTATGCTATTCTAATTAAGCCAGCAGTCGAGTTAGCAGTAGGAAACTGTAATTCAAAAGTTCCGTTTGTAGAAGTTTTAACTCCTCCAAAATCTAAAACTGCAATTGCAGAGTTACTGTTATTTGCATTGTATAAAAGTGCAGCTTGAGCAGAAATAGTTGCGTTAGCGAATGTAACATTATCAGCATCAAAAATTGCAGTTGTTCCATCTACAGAAATTGCAACATTAGTTAAAGCATTTCCACCTGTAGTATAATTAGTACCAGATGAAGATACTTCGTTTGCAGTATCGTATACAGTTGTGTTAGCTGCTAAAGAAGCTGTGTTATCATACAAAGCACACTTTAAAGTTTGTGCTGCAAGGTTTCCACCAGGCGACATTAAGTCTTGTTTGAATACAGTGCAAATTGCTTGTGTTATTGCCATATTTATTGTCCTCCAGTTAATGTATTTGTACCTAGTGGGCTACCAGGAAACTTATAGTCTGTTCTTCTTCTTCTACGAGCTTCATTATTTATAGTAGCTACTTGTTCTTTATACAAATTTTTGTATATAGTATAGTCTTCCATGTTCTTTGTAAAGAGATTTGCTTCAGCTAAACAAGCATAAGTTAATGTACTTGGAATATTTTCTGTATACCAATTTGTAGTATTAGTATTAGATAAAGGATTAATTTTACCTTGATATCCTAATTTCATTGTATATGCTTGATCTGGAGTAGGAGCTAAATAAACTCTATTATCATCAAAATTAGCAAAATATTTAGGTTGACCTTGAATTGATATATCTGGCCAATATTCTTGACAAAAAGCTAATGTTTTCATTTCTAAATAACTTACATTAGAACCTACTGTAATAGTTAAATAATTAAATAACATTGGTTCAATAGCAGTAGGAAGATTTACAAATCTATCTCCAGCAATTGAAGTAGTAGTTACATTTTCATTAAATCCAATAGGATCTATATCCCTAGATAAACTTTCAAAAGCATTTTGAATAAAATTTTCTATTTGTGCAGTAAAATCAGTTCCTGTATTTTCAGCCCAAACTTTAATATCATTTTGGAGACTGCTGTATGTCATTGCCATCTTTAATTACCTCATTAACTTTAAATTTAGTCCATACATGTCCAGCAAATGGATAAGTTCCATAATGCGTTAAAGGACTTTGAAGATCAGCATATATCTTACCGCCTATTTTTTGCCATAATCTACAAAAAGCATAATCTTCACTTAAATATCTATTACTTTTTTCATCAATAATACAGTCAAAAAATGCAAAGCAATTTTTACTTGAATATCTATCATTATTTATAATTTGATCACTCGTATATTTAAGATTAGGATAAGCTTCTTTCATTTTATCAAAAACCTCTTTTTTTATACACATAAATCCGGTTGCTGCATCTAAAACTTGAGTAAATCCTTTTTCTACTTTAATATTGTTAGGATCAGCAAAATTTAAATTATAACCTAATGCTTTTTGTTCTAAATTTTTTGGATCTTCTTTTACAAAATCAGGAATTCCTTTCCAATCAATTGATTTTCTAGGATATATACCACAAGCAATATCATAATCTGATTGTAGTAATCTAGTTACAGCTTCTCCAGTAAATCCTATATCTGCATCAATAAACATTAAATGAGTAAAAGATTTTTCGTCTTTTTCACAATAATCTAAAAATTGACTTACTAATGTATTTCTAGCTCTTGTAACTAAACTTTCATTTCCCATTGTATTTAAATGAACTTTAAATTTATTTTTAGCTGCAAATTGAGTTAGACTTAAAATACCGTGTAAATATCCTTCAGATAAAAGACCACCATAACAAGGTGTTGCGACCATAACACCTAATTTTTTATCACTCATAATATTACAACTGTAACATTTCCGAGCGCAGTTTGTAACAAATTTGTGTCAGTAGTATACCAAGTTTCTGGTAAAGTAGCAACTCCTACATATAAAGGTTGACCTGATGTATTTTCAAAACCAGGTAAAGCTGTTACTTGATTAGGAACTCCACCAGTAGATGATCCAGCAATTCCTCCACCAGTTCTTGCTGCTTTAGTAGCAGAAACATTAGCTTGAAGTCTTGCATTTTCTAAACTTTGAGCATCAGTAAAATAAGTTAAATCTAATTGAGGCTGTTTAGGTTCCCATTCTGAAGTATGAACTAACATACCTGTCCATTCAAATACCATTTCTTGATAAGGAAATCTTAATCCTGATCTATCCGAAATAGCATAAGCATATTTTCCACCTGCAAATTTATTTGAAGGGGCTCTATGTGGTCTTGTAGTAGCTGGTATTTTTGGCATTAATTATAAAACCTATTAGCTGTAGCTGGTAAAATTCTAGTAGAAGGAGTATCATCTCCTGCTATTAATCTTTCAAAAGCTTGTTCATAATCTATTCTTAATGTTTCTTGAGTTGCAGCAGGTATACCAGGTCTTTTTTTAGAAAGATAATAAGCTAGTCCTGCGCACATACATTCAAAAGCTCTAAAAGGTACATCAATATTTTGTTCTACTCCACTTACTGTTGAAGCAGTTATATCTTCAATTCTTCTCATTCGATAATATGTAATAGTATAAGATTGATCAGGTGCTGGATAAATTTTAAGAATAGGAGAAATTAATCTTTGTAAATAATATTGTGTAGGTCTAGATTGAGTGGTTTTATTTGAAATAACAGCATAATCATTAAGACCTAAACGTGTCATTGCATATTCAGATCCATCTGCTATTTTAATATTAGCATTTATAATATCTACAGTATCACTATCTAATGTATAGTCTGTAGTACCTTGAGTTACAGCTTGAGTTTTATATTCAACAGTCCATTGATTATAACCTCGATTAGCCCAATCACTAAACATAATATTTAAACTACGTCTAGCTGATCGTACATCATAACCTAAAATAGGATCTCCTCCTAATCTATCATAGGCTTCTTGTATTACATCATTTACTGTTAAAGTAAAAGTTGAACTTCCTGATAATGCCATATTCCTCCATTATGCATAAAATACTGTTACTGATATAGCACCATTAACTGAAGCTTTAGCTTGTAAACTTGTTCCAAATTTTATACCTTCTGCTGGAAGATTTAATTGAACAGTTGAAGCACCCGCACTTACATTTCCTGTAGTTACTTCAAATACATCAGTTCCACCATCTATAAAAGTAAGAGTTCCAGTAGTAACATTAGGTTCAATTATAAAACCTTTAAGTCTAATGGGACCAGCAAATAAAGTTGCTGTAGCATTATTAATAGTAGCTCCACTTGCTGAATTTGCAAATATATCTGATCCTGCCATTTTTTCTCCTATATTAAATTATATTTTTTTAAGTTATCATATAATAGAGCAATTCTGTCATCATGAACAGTACTTGGTTTTAAGTATTCTGCTTGATAAGCTTTAGCTTGAACATTTCCTAAATCTAATGGTATTTGATTTAAATTTACACTTGGAGCTTGTCCAATACCTTCACTATCTATTACTGTTGATCCTCCACTAAATGTGTCTATTACTTTTTCTATATTTTCTAATTTTTCTTCTAATGATTCTTCGGTATCTTTTTCTTTTTCTTTATCTTTGGTAGTAATAATTCCTTCATCTTTTTGATAAATTTCTTCAGCTTTTTTAGCATCACCGCCTTCTAATACTGTTGTAGATATATCAGTTTCTTCATCATCATCTTTTAATTCAGTTACTTTTTTATCTTTAACTTTAATTAATTGATCATCTTCTTTACCAATATTTTTAAAAGCATTTCCAGTTTTATATAAAAAATCTAAATTTAATTCCATAATTCTCCAATAAAAGGAGGCCCGAAGGCCCCCTAAATTATTATTAAGCTATCGTAAATGTTCTTTGCAGATGATTATCTTGAACGTAAGTAACAGAAGTTGTTATAGCTCCTGTATTACCATCGCCATCTGTACCAGTAAATACACCTACTACTTTAATATCAGAAGCTCCAACATTTGCCATTAAACCTAAAGCTGCAGAAGATTGTGATGTTCTTCCTAAAGCTTTACAGTTTGCAGCAGCAGTGAATGCTGTAGCATTCGAAGTTGTTCCTACTGAAAAAGTTGCAGCATTTGTATCATTTGATACTTCAGTAACATCTACATGCACAAATAAAATTTGTGAATTAGCAGGAATTACAGCAACATTTGTATTTGCTGTTGCTCCAGTAATTGTAACATCTTTACCTTGTGCCATTGTTACATAGCCAGTGTTTTTTACATTCGAGCCTAAAGTGCTACCAGTAGTTTCATTAATACTACCAGCTAATACCGGACCCGAAAATGTTGTTTTTCCCATAAGTCTATCCTCCTTTAAAAAATAGTCTGCTTGCGCAGTCGTTTGGGTTACTAGGCGCCGAAGCGCCTAGTAGTGATTAGTGATTACGCAGCTCCTTCGGAACCGTATACACCTCTCCAGTCAGTGAAACCGAAAGAATATCTTTCTCTAACTTTGTATCTCAAGTTACCAGTTTCAAAATCGCCTTCTACAGCTTTTTTGATTGGTGCTCTAACAAAGTGTTTCATTCCATCTGGGCAATCAGTTAATATAAAATATGCATCAGGGTCAGTAAATCTTTGATTTACTACAACACCTTCAGGGATCATACCCATATTTCTCATTGCGTTGATGTCATTGTCAGCAGTTCCCGGTCTTAAATTAGACTTAAGGATTCTTTCTGCAATAAACACCAATTGAGGTGGAACCGCAAGTTTTCTTCCAGATAAAGCAACAGGTATACTTCTGTCATCAACAGCTGTTGAGATTTGAACTAAAATTGTCTCTAAAGACGTTTCAGATAAATCTGCAGCAGTAGCTAATGTATTAGAAGCAGTACCGCCACCACCTAGTGGATGAGAACCATTTAATAATGATACTCCGTCTCCACCAACTGATGTGCCAGTTGCGTTATTGAAAACATTTGCGCCTTTTACTTCTTTAGTTTGTTGCATTGATCTTGCTAGTGCTCTTGCGTATTTAGCGCCTAGAGAACCGTACAAGCCATCTTCTTCAGCTTCCTCAGTTATTGCGAATGCTAAAGCGACAGTTTCATGCACATACCTAGAAACAAAGCCTTCTCTGCCAGAATCATAATTGATCATGGCACCTTCAGCTTTGGTTGGTGCAGCACCGAATCCGATCATTTGTACATCTTCTTCGAATGCTTTCATTGATTGCTCAGTAGAATATAAAGCTCTCCATTGTTCAGGATATCTATCATATTCCATACCAAACACGGTATTTAAACCTAGATTGAGCTGTTTGGTAAATAGTGCTCTATTTAAAGCCATTGTATTATACTCCTATAGGTTAAATACCAGCCGTACGAGTACCGTATAGAGATAGGTTAATTACCACTTCTACATCAGCATCTGCGCCAACTGCGTTGTTAGGATAATCAATTAACCGTAGAACTCTCAATGATTTTGCAGTTGCTGCAAGAGTTGAGATATCCAATTCGTCAGTTGAATGTCCGTATGTTGAGTTATAAGTTCCAATAGTAATATTCGCTAATTCGCCAACATTTGCGTTTGCGAAAGTTCCATTACATTGAATCTTGTATGTTATGTTTGGATCATCATAAACATATGCTTTAATCGAATCACTCGATTTAGCAGTTGTTGCATTGTTCCAAACTTTCTTAAATTTAACATCGCCTGTGTCATTATCGATGTACTCAACACCATGAAAAACTCCGAGCACTACTCCGCCCGCTGTTCCTCTGATGATTGTACCATCGGTATGAAGTGCAACAATATCACCACTTGCAAGATTAGCTGCATAGCCGTTTGCAATTAGATATTCATTACTTCTTATAACACCGCCTGTTAAATGTCTTAACGGTGTGAAACCGTTAGGTGCATCTACGTTTGCCATAGTTATTTGTCTCCATAGTTAGTTTGTTACTCTTTCATGCCGCCTCTAGTAACAGAACTTTTATAAGACCTTTGTATGGGTTGTCCCGGTGATTCTACTCTATTCATATCTTGTTGAACTGAACTCATTAAATTTTCAGTCATTTTTGCGTAATATTCATTACGTTGATTTACCATTGCTTCTGGCATTTCACAGAGTACCATTCCTTCTATACCTATACATCCCACAAATTTACCATGTTCTATCGTTGGAAAGTGTTGAGCATTCTTGACAGTTTTAATGTCTCGTGGTTGCCAACCTTCTCTCAATCGTTTAGCTACATTTGTCGGCGTTTCCTGTCCCAAAACCATAGTGGCAATCCATCTTTGTTTCATGCCAGGTCGTGGATCAGGCGCTTCTAATAAGTTACTAGGTCGCCATTTTGAAACTGTTGCAGATTTTTCTACTCTAGTTTCGTTGTTTATTTTATTTGTTTTATTCATGTCAGGCTCCTTTACGTTCCTGTATTTTGATCGCTAAAATCTTTTACTTCTTTAGCAAATCGTTTTAGTGCTGCTTCATCATTAATGTTAATACCAAAGTTTTTAGCAGTGGTAAGATCATCACTTGTGAGCTTAACTCTATTACTACTTGTTCCTTTTTTACGAGAAACTCCAGCAACCGGAGATTGCACTCTGTTAGTTTTTTGTACTACATTTTGATTACTTTTGGAAGTGTTTTCTTCTGATTTAGTAAAATAACCAAGACCACTTGCTTTTAGTCTTTTATTCATTTCATCATAATAACCAGGATCATGCACATCCCAACCTTCTTCAGTTAATTCAGCATCAATTCCATAAGCCATTGCAGTTTCTTTTCTAAAACCAGGCTTATTAAACCATTGTGAATTTTCTTTTACCCATTCAGAAGCTAAAGGTGGAGCTTTATCTTTTTTCTCCTTAACTTTAGGTACTCTAGCAGCATAATCTTCAGTTTTTGTCATTTGACTTCTAATTTCAGCAAGATTTTCATACAATTTAACTTGTTTTTCTGTATTTCCTTCTTCAATTGCTGATTTTAATTCATTTGACACTGCAGTAGCTTGATTAGAAAGTGATTTATTAGCCATATCATAAGTTCTTTTTTCCATAGAATTTATTTTTTGTTCTAAATCAACTATTCTTTGTTCAGCTTCTGCTCTTTTTGCTACTTCTTTCTGAATTCTTTTACGAACTTTAACAGAATAAGGCATTTCTTCTGAATATGAAGGTATTTTTTCAGTAGGTTTAGTTTCTACATCATATTTTACTTCATTCTCATAAGATATATCTGTCCCATGATCTTTTTCTTTTTTATAAGTTCGTTTATGTTCTTCTTTTTCACTTTCATCAGAAGATTTTTCTTGTTCTTGTTGTAATTTCTCTAATGGATTTAAAGGTACCTCTACCTCTTGTCCTTCTACAACTTCATCAAGTTTAACTTCTAAATCTTTCTTTTCTTTTTCATTCTCGGGCATAGTATCTCCTATGTTGTCATTAACTTATGTTAATGTTTGTTATAATTGTTGAGTTATTATATCTGGACTTTCCAGAGTTGCAATAATCTCATCATCATTTAATAACAGCATTTTAACCTTTTGTACAGAAATTCTTGCACCTGCATATCTACCAAAAATAACCCAATCACCTACTTTACACCACGGTTTTTTTCTATCACTATAACATTCTTCACCCATTGCTATTATTTGACCTACACTATTTAAATAAGCTTGACTATCTTTGCTTGAATCAGTCAATATAATACCACCTTTTGTTTTTTCTATAATTCCTCTAGGTCTTATTAATATTCTATAACCTACTGGTTGAGGTACTTTATCAGGTGTAGGTATACTATTATCAGTTGCCCATGTATCATTATTAATCATCTTCTATTTCTCCTGTTTTATATTTTTCAATTAATTCATTAATTATTTCAAGTGATTTATCTAAACCTTGTCCATATCCGTAGACACGTTTAAATTCAGAAAAATTATCTACACCTTTAGATAATAAATTATTACTTAATTCTTCTTTATGAGTTTTTATTTTTTGTTTGATCGCTTGTAGTAGGCGTTCCATTACTTCCTTTCATAAAATAATCTAATGTTGCTGCAAAATTTTTTTTTAATCCATTTGAAGCAATAGCAAACAAATGTGGTTTAACTTTTTTAATAGAAATTTTTTTATTTTCTAAAAATTTTTTAGCTTGTCTTATTGAATCTGCTTTGGCTCCCATTACCTTCTTTTATCTTTTCTAGCCACTTTAGAAGCTGTCTCTACTATTTTAGCTTTAGTCTCCGCATCTTTTCTAGCATCTTGTTTTTCACTTTGTTTTACACCTTGCATAAATCTTGCTTTTCTAATTTGAAGTTCTTCAGCTTTTAATTGAATATCAGCTTGATCTTTTTGAGCTTCCCTTTGTTGT